TTAGGCCGCCCGCCTAAGTGCGTCGTCGACCATACTGTATAGCTCGTCGATCGATCCCTGGTTGACAAGGATGGCGTCCATGTCTTCGCAGCCTCGCTCCGATTGGTGATTGCCGGCAATACCGCCCCGCCCGGCAAGAAGATAGATGTTGCCGCCAAACTTCCTGATAGCAGCGGCCTCGTTCGGGAACCGGCAGTCATCAACGACCACTTTGCCGCCATCAGCCAAAACAATCTCGACACGCCGGCGCCAGAGGCTGATCCACAGATCCTCGCCAATGCATCCCCGCCCCCACTCTGTTCCGAGCGTCTGCATGGCGTGCCGCGGCGTCTTGCCAAGCAACGTCGAGCTCGGTTGCTCTTTGAGGCCGCCCTCAATCTCTTCTTCTGTAAGGCCGATCGCGCGCATCATGTCTTTGAGTGGCGCGGCGAACTTGACCAACTTGTAGCCGCGCCGCTCGACGAGATGGCGAGTCGCGGTAGACTTCCCAGCACCAGCGGGGCCCGTGAAAGCAACGATCGTCGGCAAGTTGTCGTTGGCTGCCGGCATGTGTTGAAACTTGCCGAGAACGCCATCCGCACCGAGGTTTGTTGCCTCCGCCTTTCCGATCGCAGCGCCGAGTGCCGCTACTTGGTTATCATTGGCTGGTTTCGCAGGCGACAGGCATGGAATGCCAATGAGATCGCCATCTACGGTCCAAGGAGACCAGTTGTCCGAATTGGGTGTCATACCTTCTCCTCATTGAGTGCTGCGCGGCCAGCGTCAGTGATCGCGAAAAACTGGCGAGATCCGCGGGCGCCCCGCGTTACGGTCACAAGACCGACTTCGGTTAGCTTTCGCAGCGTCGCGGCTGTCGACGTGCCGAGAAATACCGTGGCGAAGTTCTGGTGCTCCGGATATTTCTCGTGCCTTTGCAGGAGGACGCCAAGCGCCCTGCTTTGACCGTGTGTAAGGTTCACGCCGCCCTCCTCGACCGCTCCGTGTCGCGCGCCAGCGCTTCGAACGTCCAAAGGAATTCTTGCTCAGCTTCCTGCGGCGTCCAACAACGGATCCAGACGCCAAGCGGATTATTGTGGCGAGCGTGCCAGGGCATCGGCCGCATATTGACGAGCTCGTCGCCAATGATGCGCGTGTCGGCCTCGTGGACAATATCGGGGATCTCAGTATTCAGTCCGAACCGCGTGGCGACGGCAAGCCAGTTCCGCTGCTCGATCTCCTTGTAGTTCGCCAGCCATGGCTTAAGGGGTCGCGGCACGTCGACGCAATATGTCTCTGGTGCGTCGTGGAGGAGGCCGTACAGCGCGGTCATTGGTCCGTAGGTAGATCGGAGCCAGCGCGCGATAAGAACACTGTGTTCGGCCACGCTGTAATGTAGGATGCAATGTCCAGCGTATCGGCACTGCAGGCTGAGCGAATGCGCGATGTCCTCGATGAAAACTTCTTCCGGCCGAGGATCGCACGGCCAGTATTGACGGCCGGTGTAAGTGGCCATGAAGTCGCCGTGACGCGTCTGCAAACCGGAAACGCTGGCTGCGTCAGGATTGTGGCGCGTCAGCCCGATATACAGACCTCGCTCTTCGCCAACACCAAACCCGGCCGACGCCCCGCTCTCGTCTTGCGGCTCGTTGTCGTTGGCAGCGACCAGCGTGCGCTGTGCGCCGAATGCGGTGGTTGGGTCGTTATACTGTTTCTGCGAAAACGGTATAACTCCGTCTTCGTCTGGAATTCTTCCGCCATATAGGGTCATGCTGCCACCAAGCGGGTGCGCAGCCCGACCTTCTCGCTGGTGGCATTGAACTTGGCTCGCACCGCCGCATCCATGTCGATGCCTTCGGCCATGGCGATCAGATCAACGCAGATGACGACGTCAGCCAGTTCCTCGGCCAAGTGCTCCTTGGAATCTCTCGACCCGGCTATGCCGAGGCGTTCTCGTTCAAGCTTCTTGATGACGTTGCACGCCTCGCCTACTTCGCCGGCCAGTTCGTTGCCGCGATAGGACAGCGTCAGCTGGTTGCTAACGTCCCACTCCTTCTGGCGAGCGGTATTGGCGGCGCGCAAGGTGGTCTTGTTGTCGTTAGCGGGATCTATCGGCTCATGGCCAGCTTGCCAGCTTTCAACTTTATAGGTGCTGTAGGTGGTATCAAATACCCATCCTGCGCGTTCACCGGTAATGCGACTCGTCGTGATCCAATCGCCATCGACGAACCTTCCCTTGGAATCTCCATAAACTTGGCCTGCGAGGCTGGTGTTTTCACCGCGCCCAAGTTTACGAGCATTTCTCAAAATGCCATGTATAGTCATTCATGTCTCCTCTTCGTGGTGGTCGCCGCCGGCTGGTGACCGGCGACGGGGTGGTGATTTTGCTTATCTCGGCTCGATCACGCCGCCCTCCTCTGCTCTGCCGGCGTGTTGTCATTTGCGGCCCGCATCTTGGATGCGCCCATAACTCGAGCTGCAGACAGTGTGACGCGACCGTCCTCACCGAATTCTTTGTGATACGTGATCACCTTGGCGGATCGACCAGAAAGCCAGTTCGATCCGTAGGCATCCGGCGCAGCCAGCGTTTCGTGCTGCTCCACCTTCATGAGATCTGTGGTTTTCAGCTCATCTGAGTGTTTATGGCCGGTGTGGGCATAGCTCAGGCTGGTGCGCCCATAGATCTTTCGGAATTTGCCGACGAGGATGGAATCGACGTTCTTGGTTCCGCGTCTGTGCCCATGGTGGTAAAATAGTGAGACGTCGCCATGCTCGATGACGGAATATGTGCCTGGATTGGTATCGACCTTAACGCGCGGCTCTTCTTCATAGAATGCCGCCAACATCTCGCGTAGCCACACCTCGCCGGCCGGGTCATGGTTGGCGTCGCACATGATCACGTCAAGCTGCTCATGCTTCTCAAGCAGCATGCGGATGACCGTGCGCACAATGCGGATAGCCGCCCGAACCATCTTGGGGTAACGGGAATCGCTGTCCAGAAGGTGGCCGTGCTCCGGCGTTATGCTCTTGAACGAATCATAGTGAAGGAAGTCGCCGAGCTGCGCAAAAACAGCACGTTTGGCGGCCGGTGACTGTGCAATGGCCGCAGCGAACCAATCGATAATCAACTGCTCACCGATGCGCAGGTCATAGTCACCAGCGCCCGTCTCCTCGTTCCACGCCAACGCACCGAGATGATGGTCTGTGATTGTGTATTGGTTAAGCAGGTCGTCGACGGTATGCAATGGAGCCGCGACAGGCGCGGCGCGCGGCAGGTCATCTGTGAACGCCTTAATTGCGGCCTGTAGTGCCGCTTGCTGCGCCACCTTGTCGGGCTCGACGCGAAGCCAGTCCTGAATGATCCGGCCGTCCGCGTCACGGTTGACGGTAATCTTGCCGGTGACGTGTGTCGGAGGAATCTCAAATACAGGCCCAGGAGCCTTCACCTGTTTTACGTACTTGCCGCCGACTTTTTCCGATATACTGGCCATGACATAACCAGGCAGCGTTTCGGCCGGCCCAAGCATGCCTCGCTCAGCAGCAACCTTGAGCCTCGAGTAGAATGTCTGGCGCGGCATGCCTAACGACACAGCCGCCGCTTTTTTTTCGCCGTGCGCAAGAAACGCATCGGCCGCCTGTCTGGCTAGCTCGTCGCTCAGTGGTGGTTGTGGCATTCCGCCTCCTGTTTAAGTCGCATTGCATATAGAGAATTATGCGACACTGTTGTAAACTTACAAATTTGTCAAGAAACGCACTCGACACTTGACTGAGAACAAAAAAGGAACAAATATTCAGTCAGTGAGGTACGTTATGTGGAAGCTTTGGGAATCGATCATCCCTGGCAGCAAGCCGCGATACAAATGGCGGCATAGCTGGATGGAGAAGCCAGGAACCGATTTCGTCGGTTTCGACGGCGATCGGCAGATCGGTCGTATTTTCCAAATCGACGAAGCGTGGACCAAGGAAAAATGGTTTTGGATCGTTCACACTGAGGGCGAATGCAAAATGAATTGGCCAACTGCAGGTTACGAGATCGACGTCACATATGCCGCTTGCCGCGTCGAAATGGTCTATGAGTACATTCGCAGAGGTGAACGGCGCGCAGTGCAGGACTGAGCACGAACGAAAAAAAGCCCCTACCCGGCAAAGGATAGGGGCTTCTGTTAGCTCGAGCGCGTCGAGCGTCGGCTTGCCAATAGAAAGCAAAAGCCCCGACATTGAGCCGGGGCTTAATAATGACGAGAGGTACTATCAGCCAAATTTCTTAGGCCTATCGCGCAGCTTGTTTCTTGCTTCGCGATGCATTGCCCTCGTCGCGGCCTCGCACGATTTTCTTTCGGAGGTCGACATAACCCGAACAACTGAGTAATCGGGCTGCCTCGGGATCCGTGAACCCCCGATAAGGAAAGCCGAGAAGCTCGTCGCAAAATTCTGCAAGATCGCTCCCATAAAATTTCTCCAGCTTCGTTTGTGTGTCAGGGTCAAGTCGGATTTGAACATCTGTTCCATCCTTCGAGGCGATTGTGCTCATACCAATAACACTTCCACCTTTACCGAGGATGAACGACCGAAGATCGGCCAATGTTCCACCAAGCGTAATCACATCATCCACTATGACATATGGGGTCTTCTTGTCAATTTCCCCATAGAAAGTACTGCGATGCGCAATTCTTAGCCAACCACCAGACTTATCTTTCGAAAATTCTTTCATCTGAAAGACAGATTCGTCAACTTCCCAATCTAGTTCGTGGCCAAGCCAGTTTGCGTACCCGATGGCAAGTGCGTTGTTCGAGTCGCCTATTTGCGCTGCCGGGGCAATCAACCTTGGGGTTGTTCCACAACGCTCAGCGAGCGCGCGCAATTTGTCGATCGTCTCTCCGATGACTAAATCGTCGAGCAATTCAAACGCCGCGCCGATATCTCTTTGTCCTTTTGCCGCACTGTACAAGGCGTGATCCGCCAAGCAGACGCCCTTCTCAGACTTCCACTGGCAATTTACAATAACGTCGGGGAAGTCACCTTCCCATGGAAATCTCACCATGGAATCAATCTATACGAAAACCAAACTCACGCGATATACCACTTCTGGATTTGGCTTCTCAAGCACGTTAAGTATCTTGAAGATTAACACCCGCGGTATTATCGCGACTTATCCACGAGATTGCGCGCGCTGAGGCTTGTTCTGGTTCTCGACTACGCGATCGACGCGAAGCGTCATATTATCGATGGCTGTTTTCAGACCGCCGATTCCTCCCATGATCTGCTCAGTGGTCTCGCGAAGCCCCTCTTTGGTGATGTATTTCTCCGCGGTGTGGAGCTTGTGCTCAGCGAGATCATCGCGGAGTGCAGTTGTCTCGGTTTTAACTTTCTCGACTTTGGCGTCTATCTTCCACCAGATACCCCATCCGGAGCCGGCAACCATGATGAAGAACCCCACCACTTTCATGATGTCCTCCGCCGTCATTTCTTAGCCGCCAATCCGCGGTCTCGCTCCGCATAGAAATCACGAAGGGCGGCCTTGCTGCGCCGGCAATCGATAAGAGCCTTGCGGTCTTTGATCCAAAGGCTTTCTGTCTGGCTTTGGGCCAGTGCGGCCTTACCGATGTCGACGGGCTGCGCGCAATCTTTGGTGAGCGCGGAATCCGGGGCGGCCAGCGAAGGCGCCGGCGGTGGGCTAACGTATTTGGTTGATGCGGAGCACGCTGGAAGCGCCAAGAGCAGCGCGGCCAGCGTTAGGATCTTGGCTAGCTTCACGCTGCAATTCCTCGATTCTAGATTGAAGGGTATCGTTGTCAGCCTGCATCTGCGCGATGCGTCGTGCTTCCGCCGCCTTGGCGGCGTCGTTGACGGCGCTCTGACGCTCGATCTCATCGGCGCGCGCCGTAGCAGCGTCTGCCTTCATGGTGGCGATGGTGGCTGTGTAGGCCGTGGCCGCCCGCTGATAGCCGCGGTGGTCGGCGAATAGATAGACGCCGACGAACGCTAAGACAGCCACGAGGGCGCCAGATATCCAGCGCCCAATGCTTGTGCTGAGAAAAGCGATCATGTCGATGGACCTGCGGTGTCGGGGACGCCTGGCTGCTTTGCCTTGTTCTTGTCGTCAGCAATCGAGCCGAACACATAGGAGGCGAAGATGAGACCAATGAGGCCATTCAGGTTGATGAAAGCCGTGTCCAGAAGCGGATTGGTCTGAACATGGAACATAGCCCAGCCGGTGATTGCGCTCATGGCAATCCCCGACCAAATCAGGGCGATGAAGATGATCCGGCGCCGCGCTGCCCAGTCGCCAGACGCCTTATGATCCATGAAGAATTTGGAAATAAATCCGGGTTCGGCCATTACGACGCCCCCTCGATTGCTGCGAGGAACTTCTTGGCGTAGCCGGCGATATCGGCTGCCCGGTCAGAACCGTTGATGATCCTGCGCGCGCCAGTCCAATCGGTCACCGTCGCGGTAAAGAAGTCAGACAGCTTCTTGCCGGTGAATCGGCCGTTGGTCATTCCGTCAAACAGGATCTCGACGGCCTTAACGGGATCGAGCGCCATGTCTGGATTGTCGGCAATGCCATATTTGGCGTAGTTATCGTGGCCGGTGATTTGCACCAGTCCGCGCCCGCGATATTTCCAGCCGTCGCCGCTTGCTTCGTTGCCGTTGCCCATGCGGTTTGCATAGGCATGGTTCGCAATACGCTGCGGCTGGCGGGCATAGGATGCTGCCTGCGCAGCAGTGAAATATTTCGGGAAGGTGGCGCGGAGACCGGCGGCCGAATAGTTCAGATTTTCCGCGATCGCACACATGGTGTTGTCCGCCTCGTGAAAGACGGTCGCCAGCATGTAGGCAAGCCAGCGCGTATCGAATGGTTTGGTCTGCCAGGCGTCAATAATGGCCTCTGTGCCATTCACCTGGTTCGTCGACAGGCGCCCGCTAAACAGCGACGTGCGCACCGCGTCGAAGAATTTCGAGTGGTCCATTGTAGGCTCCAATAGAAAAGGCGGCTCCGAAGCGACCCCGTAGATTATTTTCTGATTTTCGGTATAAGCAGGGATCTAGATTGCAGGAGAGACCAATTGTTTAGCTTCAGTCTGAAAAAAGATCGCGGCGTTTCCGCTCAAATTGGTGCATGGGAAAAAACTTCGAAGTTCTTCCCGGTATGGCTTGTCGAAGGCGAATGGTCCTGGGAGGACGGGCAGCTGTGGCGTCGCCGATCGCCGGACGGTTGGCAGTACACTCAGGACGAGCCGACCTGGGAAGAGCGCGAAGCCGCTGCCTGGTAGCCCTTAGTTCACGAACTTCATCGCTTCTGCTGCGATCATGTCGGCGATATACTGATGGCCGGTGTCATTCGGGTGAGCCGCGCTGTTCATAAGCCCATCTGCATTTGCTCTATCCCACGACCGCGAGAATATAGATCTCGTGTCGACGAAACCGCATCCATATTGTGCCGCAACGCTTTTGGCCGATTCGGCATAGACTTCGTATGTGCCATTGATGAATGGACCCGAACCCGTGGCAGGCGGATCGACCACGATGATGCAGTTCCCACGCACCACCGAAGTAACAGCCATGGCAGCCAGATTTCGCTTGAAAAAATAGGCCGTGTTGTTGGTGAGTAGATCATTGGTCATGCAGTAAAGTACGACGAGATCGCCGGTAAAGGCCGCTAGGCCACCGAGAGGTGCCCAAGGCGTCCCATTGTCGGCGAACGTGTCGGAAGTTTGCCCACGGCCTCCAGATACCGTCACTGCGATATTAGGGACTGTGACGGGGATAAACTCGACGCCATTCCAGAATGCCGGCCCAGCTCCACCATTTTCCTTTACCGTTAGGAGCGTGTTGGAGGCTCCCGTCGACAAGCTTTTAGATTGGAGAGAATTCGCACCATTCTGGTTCAATGACGTCAATAGGCCATTGTCAACGTAAATGCCCACGTTTTGCGAAAGACCAGGCGACAGAGGGTACCAGACATTGAGGCCATTGAAAGCAAACCCCGGCTGATAGGTGAGGTATCCTTTATTTGGCGTCGTTCCAGACTGCCATATATGCCTGCCGCCCATAACATTGTTGGAGGGATGCGACCCCCACCCTACCCCAAAACCGACGCGAGTATCGAAGGTGTTGATATTCGTGCCGTCAATGCTGGTATTATAATCCCCCATCCATCCGGTTCGCTGCGCGGTAAGACTGTATCTCGCAAAGCTTGCGGTCAGCTTTTCACAGAAACCGGTGAGCGCCGCCCCGATAAGACCGCCTGAGCTGCCGGAACCTTGACCGGCCACATGAGAGTGGCCGAGCACCAACATTCTAGCAGAAGGGCCGCCAGCGACAGCCGCGGCAACTTTTCGGCCGAATATGCTCCTATTCGTAATGGTCATCAGAACGCCCCGTTCGTGTAAACGCCACTCATGGTCAAGGAGGTCGTGGCACTGAAATTGACGTCACTGAGGGCGGTCGGCCCGGTTGATCCCGTAATGCCAGGCGTCAAAATCGAACTGCCAGCAGATATTACGGCAAAAGTCGGATTGTTCGTGACGAAGTTGGAACCAGCTGCAATGAGGACGCTTCCGGGGGAACTAGCGGCAAATGGCAGGCCAGAAATCGTAGCTGTACCCGTAGCGGATCCTTTTGCCGTCAACGTGATCGTGAAACTCACGTAAATCAAAGGCCCTATACGCTGATAGGTTCCAGATTGGACGCCATAGGTGATGCCGGTCGACGAGCCTCCGAATGCCAAGATTGGCGTCCAGCTACCGCCGACCGTCGCTGTCGCTGTCGCTGTCGCTGTCAGACCGAGGTTCGTGCGTGCCGCACTGGCTGTTGCCCCTGCCGTGCCGCCTTGCGCGATCGATAGCGGCGTCGTCAGACCGCTAAGCGAAGTGATGTCGCTATTTGCACCGGAAGCGGCGGCCGACAGGGCGCTCCTAGCTGCTGCAGCTGTACCCCCTCCAGTACCGCCGGAGGCAATAGGTAACGGCGTGCCCAAAGTAACCGTCCCGGTTGCTCGATTGATTAATAGAGCCGTCCCGAGAAATGTTGTTCCATCATCCGCGTACCTATTGAAGAACAAATCCGAGCTAGCATTGCCGCCACTCTCAGTCCCGCTGCTCACCCCATAGACCCAGCGTTGGCTTCCACTAGTGGAAAACGACATAATGCGGTTTTGCGAGGCTGTGTTGTCGATACTCATCGCTGGGACGGAGGTGAAGGTTTGAAGCCCGCTCCAAGTATTGGTCCCATTTAGCAACGGAACGTTTGCGCCGCTCGTCCCGGTATTCTGCGTGGCCACCGTGCCGAGACCAAGATTAGTGCGCGCACCAGAAGCTGTAGAAGCACCCGTCCCGCCGTCTGTGACAGCCAGATCGGTGATCCCGGTAATCGAGCCACCGGTGATCACGACGGCATTCGAATTCTGATGCGCCATTGAACCTAGCGCACCGCAATCCGTGATTAGATTGGCGCTTGTTCCCCAGCACGCAATATCTCCCAAGGTCGGAGACGTGGTTCCCGGCTTGAGGAAGTCCGTTACCGGCTCGCGGCCCGCCAATCCGGCACTGTCGTGCCCCACAATATTGGTGAGGGTCCGTGTAGGAAGCCTGTCGATCGACACCGTTGCCGATTGCGCATGTGCGCTGGTCGCGACAACGCATAGCGCGAGAATGCCGAAGAAGAGGTTCTTCAGTTTAAGCATACTGACCTCCATTCGAGGCGACCCCGGCCGATGTCCCTGGGAAGTAATTCGCGCCGGCGCCAAAGGTGTTGATAACGCCATTCAAATTGGCGACGTACCGAACTCCAGTGACGGTACCAGTCACCGTTGCCGCTGGATTGCCGACAAGAATTGCGCCGAGGGCGGTAGCATTAGCGACATTGGTATAGGACGGGGCATTAATGATCGTGATGGACGCGGCGATAACGATCGAACCCTGCTGCACATACAGCATATTGACCGCAGATCCGCCGAATTTGCATCCGGAAGTGATGGTGATGCTGGCACCAGCAGAGCAAACAAGATTGGCAATCGTGCCCACGGCGTCCGTGCCGAATGTGACATTCTGCAAGACAAGGTTCGTTCCGGAATTGATCGCGATTACGCAGGCATTTGAAGAGATGGCTGCACTGTTTTTGATATAGACGCCTGTGAGGAACACCTGACCGTATGAGGCGCCGAATAGTCCAGAGCTGCCGCCGGCCGGACCAGCGCCAGCGATAATGTAGGTATCCTGAGAAGCCGTACTTCCTTTGATCTCAATCGAGCCCACGTTTGCGAATATGGGGCCGGGAGGCGCATAGGTACCAGCGATACCGAGCTGGATGATCAGCCTACTATTCGCCAGGAAATAGCGAGTATTTCCAAATGCCACAGCGGCGGCGATAGTTGCAAAGGCATGAGCGGAATCATTCGCCGATCCGTCGTTGGCGTCATTCCCATCTGTTCGCACATAAAGAGTGACGTTACCGGCCGAGATAACAGGGATCTCGCTATAGGAAATCCCCTGAATCTGCCACGCAGAACCTGTGCAAATGAACTGCATTATTGCGTTGGCAGGCAGGTCACCGATTTGCAGGGCATTACCTAGACGGGTTTGGATCGGAAGAGGGCCGGCGCCGGCGTCAAGGGTGGCGGCGCCAGTGTTTTTCGTCGTGATCTTCAAAACCACGCCGATGCCTGCGGTATTCGAGGTGACGGCCGGGGTCAGCGTGGTCGTCAGCGCATTTGCCGTGCCGCCGGCCAACGCATAATTGAGTTTCCCAGACTGGATAGCTTTCGCTACCTGAGACAAATCGCTATTGCTGGGCGTCAGTCCCGCAGCCTGGATGAGCGCAATAAGTTCACGCTGTGGATTTTCGACAGCGCCGGCCGGTATGATCGACCCTTGAATACCCGACGATGGGTTGCCGTTAACATATGACGCGTTCGGATTGGATGTCTGATCGTATGGTTGACTGTACTGCATAAAAAATGTGCCCAATAAAAAAAGGCCTCGCAAGAAGGCCTTTTGTTGGAAGAATGGGGTGGGTGCGGCTGTCGAGCCAAAATGGCGACGCCTTACATTCCGGTCAGATAGACGCCGTTGCTGTCGGTCAGGAAAGTGCCTGAACTGTCGGTGAGGAATGCTGCGGCCAGAAGAGAGTAGTCGAATGAAACTTCGGTCTGCGCCGGTTTCCATCGGCGAATAACGCATTCAATGTCTGTGGCGAGCGCAATGGTCACCATGTGATCAACGCCAACCTCTCCGCCACCCGTACCGGTTCTGAACCACGTCTCGCGATTGTTCGTGAGCTTGACGGTCCACTGATACCGAATGCTTGGGTAGCCGATCACCCATCGATAATCGTTCGAATATATATCGGTGCGCGTGTCGCCGCAGCGGCTCATGCCAGCCATGTAGGGGGAATATTCCTGAATCATCACGGTGTATCCCAGACCCTGAGCCACGCTCACGAAGTATGGAATTGACTGACCGCCTTCGGAGGTCATCTTCTGAACAAGGGCCTTTCGCCTGTCGGCGATCGTTACCGCCTCAGCTATGCAGGGGTCAGGAAGCCCCCATGCCGTCTCCCATGAATCGAGCATTTCTGATGTGACGCGCGGATCGCTTTCGATCTCGAGCAGATCGGCCGCCCTGCCATCGACATAGGACCAGTTGCTGGCAAGACCATTCAGCACCTTCATCAGGAGAGCGTCGGTCTCACGCGGCCATGCCGGTCCTGTTGGCAGATTGTCCGCCATTGCCTGCTGATAGTCAGATTGGGTCCGCCTAACGTGCGTGTCAGCCATAGGTTATGGTCCCCAGCACCGCCATGGAGCCGTTATCTGGCATAGCCTGGTCGGCCATTGTCAAAGTGAAACTATCCACGCCAGACGCGCCTAGGATCGCATCTGATACCCACGCAGCGTAGATCGTCTGGGCCGGCTGAGATACGCCGTTGGACGAGTAGGCCGGTTTCGCACGATCGGCCAGCATGGCTATGACAGCATTCGAGATGGCTGCGCGCGTCGACGCGTCGTCTTCCACGAGATTCGTAATCGTAAAGGCAATGGGATGGAGCGTCGGGGCGACAACGAACAGATCCTTCGTCGCGACCGGCCTCACGGTATCCAGATATGCCTTTACGGTTGCAATATCATCGCTGGTCGGCAAACCGTTATTCGACGAGCGCAAATCATCCATCATGAAGCGCACGGTCACCGTGCCGTCGCCCATCTCGAGCGGCGAGCACCAAGCGCGCGTAACGCCTGGCACTTCAAGCGTCCACGCTACATAGTCGTCGGCATCGCCGCCCTGTGGCGGCTTTTGGATTCGATCGAGCACGCGGTTTCTGAGAGAAACATCGCTTTCCGCATCAGCACCGCCGGCTAGAGAAACGACAATTGCTGTGCCATCAACTCCTGAGAGCGCCGTCGTGATCGACAAAGATGTGCCAACATCGAGATTGCCATTGGCTCCTGCTGTCTGTGCCTCGATATTGCCGGCTGTGTCACCGGAGCCGAGGTTAACGTCTGCTGTGGTTTGAAACGTGACCGCGCCATTACTAAGCTCGGTGCCGGCATTAATCACAGTTCCGGCCGTGCCAGTAAAGGTTGCCGTACCGGTGGAATATGTCGCTTGTTTACGTCCATTCTTCAGCCAGATCGACGCGTGACGATCTAGCCATTCGTGTTCGGCCGTATCGGGCATAAGCTGCTTTGAAAGCCAATCCAGATACTGCAGGGTCAGATGCGCCATGGCGCTGTTACCGTCCGTCATTATCCTGAGCGGACTATTCGGGACGATCGATCCAAGTTTCGTGGCGGAAATCATCTGGTCGCGACCGCGCTTTCGCAGCGTCGCTAGATCAGGGGTAGACCAAGTCAAGATATGTCATCCCATAAATCTTGAAATTGCAAAGAGATTAGGGAATTGTTTCCCCTATACAGAACGATCGAAGCGGATATGCTCGTTTCGTTGTAGCGCTGTACATCTACTTCCAATTTTGTTGCTATTTTTTTGTCTAGAAATGGCTGAAGACATTCAATCAAGTAAGTCTTAGCTCTAGCGACTGTCGCGCCGTACTTGTAGTTTTCATCGGTGATCTTGGCTCGGTTAAGAAGCCACAATCGCGTACCGACCTGCCAACCGCCCCATATCTCTTCGGCGCCAGAATCACCCCACCATCCTCGAAGGTCAGTGTCGCCCTCTACCGGCAGCTCATCGTCAGCGTTGGCGCGCCGATCGGTGCCAATCGCCATCAGGACGGCAGAGATTAGATCGTGAGTGCTGTCGAGCGTATTTTGATCTGTGGTCAGCCAGTCGAGGGTGATGGCCTCCGTCCCCTGACCGGGCGCGATGCGAATGTTGCTCAAGCGGGCACTCCCGTATTGCCGACGCCAGGAGTGACTTCGGTGTGAACGTGATCGAAACCGATGTCCTTGCCGTTGTGCGTAACCGTGCCGCCCTCAATTGCCACACCGGCCGGCGAGATCGTCATGGTGACGCCGCCGGCCGTAATGGTGAGTGGATTGCCAGCGGTGTTGATATTGATCCCGTCGGCAGCCAGATGAACCTCAGCGCCGTTGTAGTGGTAGAGCGTAACGTCACCGGCAGGCCTGCCTTTGGGGCGGCTGCGGCGATCACCAAACGCAATAACGATTGGGTGGGACCTGCTTCCACCGACAAAGCCGATAATCGCCTCTGCGCTGCCATCACTGCCACTTGCGGGAGGAACGGCGGTAAGGCCGTAGCTCTCAAAGTGCTCAACGTCAGAAAGGCTTTCGTCTTGCAGGCCGACAAGGTTGAGCGTTCGCAGCTTGCCGCCATCCTTGACGGACTTTATGCTTCCGCGTGCAATTGTCATGAAGGTCTCGCGTTCTGCGCTAGAAAATGACTTCCTGACCCTTCGGACCATCCGTCGTCGGGGGCGTCGGGGTAACGGGCGTCGATGTCGCCTTTTGAGCGTCGGTCTGCTCTGTGGGTGTGTTTTGCACGTCAACCGGGGACGTGAGCCATTTCTGCGCTATCAGCGTGGTGCGAGTTCCCGCCTGATCCTGCGTGAAAGTGACCTCCGCAATCTGCAGGTCTGAAGTCTTCAGCATCAGCATCGGAGAATCGATTGAGGTATAGTCGAACACCTCAGGGAGATTGCCCGTGGATAGAAGCCAGCCCTGATAGACAATGCGGACAATGACCTGCTGGCTTAGGGAGAGTAGCTGGCTGTATCCGGCCGCCTGCTTCAAGTCGTCGCTGTCGGCCGGAATATCAGCCTGGATCTGCTTATCGATGTTGTAGTTTGAGCCCTTCGCATCAGCCTTGCCGTAATAGGCACCGCGGTTTTGCGCCGGCGTGCTATTGTCGCTTCCGCGCTGCTGGCCGGTAACGGAAACGGTCGTATCTGGCGCGTTCTGCGCAAGACAGCTGGCGGAAAGAATATTTCTTCCCTCGACGAATTCAGCCGTCGGCTTTTTGTCGGCATTCCCCTGAGCGACAAGGTTACCGTTTTTGTCGTCTCGAAGCCAAACACCGCGATATTTCGACAACCTCGACAACAGATTGAAGATCGTCTCACCAGGCTCAATGTTCACGTATTTGAACGCCTTGTCCCATCCCGCCGGCGGGTTGCTTGCCTTCAGCACCACACCGACCGGTGCCAGCACCTTGTTGGCAATGGCCTGAAAGCTGTAGTTCTTAAACTCGCCATCCTTCAGCGGAATGGACTGCCTGACGGCCTTGAGCACCTGCGATGCGAACGTAACTCGCACCGAATGGTTATTGGCGTCGTAGGCAACCTGGCGTTCGTGGATATGGCCGGATGCAAACAACACGCCGGCGAGCTTGACCGTTGCGGAGTCGCCTGGTTTGATCTGCAGCGCCTGTCCGACCGAACCGTTTGCGCCGACTTTTTCCGTCACGCTCAGAGTGACCATGCGCACGACAGGATTACTGCTAGCAGTGGCCGTTACCGAGTCCCAATCACGGAAAACCTTTCCGTTGATCGTGACTTCGCACGTCTCTTCTATTTTGGGCAAAACGGATTACTCCGTGAGCGCCCTGATGCTATCCGGCATGAAAGCCGGGTGAACGGGGCTGTTTTCATTGATGATTTCGTCGGCGCGGCTGGCGTCGCCGTACAGGACATTCGCCAGGGTCAGCGCCGTGCGGCGCTTGCCGAATGTGTAAGTGGCCAGCTTGGGAAGCTGACTAGCGCGCTGCGACAGGTCGTAGGCGACCGCACCGTGAAGCGCGAGGAAGGCTTGATAAACTGCCGACTCGAGATTGTCGGCGGCATAGTCTTCGATCGCTTCAAGGTCGTCGACCATGCGAGCTAGAATGGCCTCTGCTTCGCTGCGGCTGGTCAGGATGGCGTTGGATACCGCCCTGCTCTCTTCCGCAATGCACATTCTGAGCAGCATCTGCCGCATGGTGATGCCGGCAGAATAGCTAGGCGTGAGCGACGAGATGGTAGACCTTATGGCGTAAAACTGGTCAGCCGTAATGCTGGCAGTCGTGGCCGCGGTAAAGCATGCCAGCGCGGTTGAGCCGATAGATCCGGCGAGCAGCATCGACCTGGCATCCACTTTCAGTGTGGTGCATGCTCGATCGAGCGCAGCACCCTCTTCGGTGGTTCCAGACGTCAGAGACGATAAATTGTCTGCCGTGCTCTGCAAGATCGACACGGCCTCGTTCAATTCGGTGCGGGTCAAGCTGTGCCAACCCCTCTCAATTGAGTAACGCCATGTGTTGTGTTGGTCAGCGTCGTATCTGCGGCAGTTGCGGCAGCGCTACCAGCGCTGTCTGCCGCGCTAGAGGTTGCGGATTGCGTGTCCGCTGCGGCGGGCGTGTATGGACTGGTTCCGGCATCGACCAGCAGGATTTCAAACCTGGCCATGCCGCCTTCTTCGCGCTGCTCCGATCGGCTGTAGCCGTCACAGACAACATTCATGATGCCCATGGTAGGATGGATCAGCGTACCGCCGCCCTCGGTGTCGAGAGCAGCGGCAAGAAGTTCACTATCAATGGTGTACTCGTCGCCAATGACATAGGCCGAAATGGAAAACTTACGGGCGCGACGACCCATGTCTTCAGTATATGGGTCGTCGCGCTTGGGGTATTCATGCGTTACTGTCCGCCGGCCGCCCTGTTTTGCGCCGCCTTCCACATGGAATGGAACGCCACGAAACGACGCCGGAAGCAGCAATTGCCGCCAGAGAGGAGATGCCATCGTTTTTCCTTGGGTGACAGCGCTTTACAGCGACACGGAATTACCGCGGTCTATCTTCAGGTTCTGAAAGAGCTCGCTGTCGCTCTTCTTCACAGTGACTGGATGGTCTTTGCTGTGGACGTGAATATCCACCTTACCGGTCGGCGGCGTAGCAGCGCCGGTGCCAGCAAGACCGGCGTTCGCCGCCTCTTTTGCGAGGGATTTGCGAAGCGCATTTGCCATCGAGGCTCGACCGTTAAACTGACGCGGACCTTGATCCAATGGCCGTTCGTATTCCTTAATGGCCAATCGAAGAACTTCTTGGGCGCTTCCGGCCTTCACGGCTTTGTCCCAGATGCCCATTTTCTTCATTTCCCAAATCATGGCTTTTGTCTGGTCGCCCATGCCGGCACTTCTTACGTCAATGCCAGTACCCTTCAGGATATCCCTGACACGAGGCGTGTGCCATTGCGCACCTCCGAAAGCGGTTGGCCTACCGTTCACATAGTCGCCACGCTGGGCGCTACCATAGCCGGATTCCGCGCCCATGGTCGCTGCGGCCCATGTAATGGCGTTGTCGCGAGACATGCCGGCCGCCATCAGGCTATCGACAATCCCTTTGGCCCGCTGCGCCTTGCTCCCGGTGGGGATTGGTCCGGTTCCTGCTCCGCTTACATCGAAGCTGCCACCCGTGCCGCCGCCGCCAAATACAGCCCTACTGCCGCCCCACGATGCGTTCTGTATACCGTTTCCGCCACCTATGCCGGCCGCAGCTCCACCATCAAGATAGCTCTGGGTGAAGGCAATCATGCCGAGCTCAACGCCTTTTGCAAGGATAGCTATTGCAGCGCTGTCGCGCGCGGTGGAGGCGCCAGCTATGGCTTCCTGCATGCCTGGGTGGTATGCAGTTGGATGGTAAAGCCCATTGCGTCCGCGGACCATTGAAGGATCTCGCGTGGGCTGATCAGATTTGGGGGCTGTGCTCTGAATCGCCCTATCAAGAGGGCCGCCTTTTTCGATCGGATTGAGATTTGAAAGCCAGCTTGGCAGCCAGGATGAAGGATTCACCTTGTAATACTGGCCGTCCTTTGCATCACCCCTGTTTTCGGTTGCGTTCGCTTTGGCAGTGCCGTTTGCCCAATCGACGATAGTTTTGATATCGGAAAACAGGTCTTGAAAATTCTTGGCTGCGCCAGCCCAATTGACGGCCTCAATCGACGTAACGACATCATGGAAGAATACCTTGACGTCGCCGACATGCGCGCCAGCAAACTCCTTGAAGGCGTCGGCCGCAGCGGTAATGTCCGGCGCCAACTCCCCTCCGACGGAATTCTTCAATTTCTCAAATGTCGCGCTCAGATGCGAAATTGCATCCTGAAACGCCTCTGCCTTCTTCGTATCCTCTTCCGAGGGCACGTAAGTATTCTTGCCCGCAGCAGCCATGCGCTTATCCAGCGAGGCCTTGCCGTTCGCACCGAATTCCGCGAAGTCTCCCGTGCCGAAAAACAATTCCGACAGGGTGCGCCGCGATTGCGCGTTCTTCTGCATGGCAAGGTAGTTTAGTTCTTTCTTAACTACTTCGTCATTGGATTTCGTATTCGCCAGATCGTCAGCGATACCTCTGCCGCCCCGAAGGCCCGCAATGGCACCGAAATTTCCCTGACGAAGCCGCATCGCGTCTGCATTGCGAGCGGCGAATGAAAGACCGCCAGCAATTGCATCAGGATCGATCGCAAGGCCGTCAGATACCTGCTGCATCTTCTGCAGCGTGGTAACGGCAATGCCTGTCTCGTGAGAAAACTTTCTCATGCGCACGGCATTGTCGGCAAAGGATCGAACGGCCGTTCCAACAGCTGTCAGCGCCCCGGCGGCTGTGAATGCTCCAGCGCCGAGTGCGCCGAGGCCGAGGCCAGTGGTCAGGCCGCCGAGGCCATTCGTGACCGCTTTGGTGACGCCCTCCGCCTCTTTTCGCAAGCTTTCCATCTGCTTGCCGACCTGCTTCATGCCGTCTGGGACTTTCACGTCCTTCAGTCGGCTCACAAGGTCTTTCAGCGGCTTGGTAAACTTATCGAGGACAGTAGCCGGAAGTACCAAAGCCTCAGTCATCGCGGGTACGCTCCAGATATTTCAAGGTGTAGCTGTGCAATTCCGCCAACTCATGGTGCGGGCGAGCCAGAAAATCGAACGGATTGACGTGAAATGTCATCGCCAGATCGATAGCCATGTTGACGGAGTCGTCAGCTACACCGGCATGAAAAAACTTGTGAGATGCCACCCAAGGCTGATCAGATCCTTCGGCTTAAGCTTTGCCACCGTGGACGGCGGCACGCTGGAAAGACGGCTGATCATTGCCGCCATCCGCGCGTCATCAATCAAGACACGCGGTGGGTCGCTTATTGGGTCGAACTGAACCGGATTGCCAACTGCGATGACATCTGCGCCGGTCGGCTCGCGAAGCACAAGCTCCTTCACCATCTCACCGTGCGCCTCGATTTCGTAATCGAATGTGTAGGTGAACTTTCCGTCTTTCCATGCCGTCACTTGTTAGGTTCCTTCCGTGCAGGAAACGCCTTCGAAGCGAATCTTCACTTTGCCATCGACGGTCTCCATCGGAAGATCGCCGGCCTGCCACGCGTTTTTCAGCGTATAGGTGTGACCGTTGGCGATCTCGGCCGTAACCGTCGCGCCTGTGATGCCTTTCACGTCAGAGATCTTCCACTGGTCCGTCAATGTGAAATCGCCTTCAATGTAAGGCACGACTGGCATTTCAGAGTAACCGTGCACATAGTCCTGGCCGGCAATACCCGTCCTCGTTACCGAGGACGGCATGATCACCAGATTCCCGCGCAACGGGTATTGCGTTCCGTCTACCTTGACGTACGCAGTGCCTGCGGCTCTAAGTCCCATATTTTGTTATCCTTTACGAGGCGCTGGAGTACTGCAGCCGGAACTGTGCGAGCACGGCGAAGATGCGCAGACCGTTGATGATGTCCGGCGGATACAGGACGTCGACGCGGTCGGGGTTTGTGCTGTTGCGCTCAACCACGAGATTCGATGCAAAAGCGTCCAAATTCTCGACGAGGCCGTCATATTCCATGTCAGAATATTCCGACACGAGCTCTGCCTTGATGATCTTCGGAGTGATGATCGCCTGCCCCGTCGCGAAGACGGTACCGTCATTCGCCAGCTTGTGGCGCGGATACTTGCTCGTGATCGCGTTCTTCAGGCGCCGGAAGATCTCGGCCAGCGTGTAGAGCGTCGTTGCCAGCGCATAAGCGTTGTCCGACTGACCATAGCTGTTCTTCTGGTACCGCATGGCCTCGCGCATGATCGCCGGGTAGCCGTTCGGATTGACCTTCTGAATGGCAATGCCAACCGAAACCAGATTGTTCATCTGGGTAGCATTGAATCGCGCTTCAGGCGGCGCCGGCAGAACGCCGGTCATTTCCAGCGTCTGAAGCGGGCGTGCCGGATCATTCGCCAGGCCGCGGATGGCTGCGGACGCATAGGCTGCGGTCCAGTCCCATACTGGCGACGGCGACGCCGGCTCGACAGCAAGGACGCTTTCAACCGCCGAGTTGCCAGTTGGACCCCAGGTCATGAGGTTGCTGTAGGTGTCGCGCCGGGCACTCCAAACGGCGCCATAGAGCTCGCGCATCCAGCCCCAACGGCCGGTGTCACCAAAGCCATATTCGGTGTCGAAAAGGGCGAGCGTGCCGGTATCGGTGTACGGCAGACCGACGAAGTCATACTGCGTTTCACCGAGGGCGACGATCGCATTATCGAAAGTCGGGACTCCGGCGCCGTTGGTTGCCGCAGTGTGGACGAGCGTGATGCCTGCCGGGAGCGCCTGGCCGCCATTCGAACCAAGATAGGTGTCGGTGACAACGATGTCGTTGCCTGTCGCACCCTTCCATTGGCACGTATACGTCACGACGCCTGCTACAGCCGCCGCCGTAGACGGAAGGGTAGTCATTGCATTGACGGCAGATGCGATAGAAGTTGCGATCACAGCCGCGGTGTCGCCGCTCTTGACGCCAACGCTTACAAGCTGGCCGGCAACGTAGAGCGAGATGATCCCGGATGCCGTTGCGGTGCCCGATACCGTCGTCGTCTGGGTAGCGGCTACGCCGCCCGTGGGGTCGTCGACGGCCATGCAGTAAAGCAGAGCTGAAGGATAGACCTTGAACAGCCGGTCCACCATGCGTTCCAGCATGGAACCTTCGCCGAAAAGCTTTTTCGCAACAGCGACCGAGCCGATGGCGTAGACCTTATTCGACAAGGCGTTGCCGGCTGCAAGCTTTTGACCGATGAAAATGGCAGGGTGGCTTGCGGTGCTACCCGTGCCGGCCTGCGAGGAATCGACTTCCGCATAAAAGAGCGGAACGTTCCAGGTCGAGGGGAATGAATTGAAAGAAACAGACATTAAGAATTATCCGTTTTCGTGCTGATGCTCGACGCCTTGACAGATGCCGGCTCGCTCTTTGCGATGGCCCCGTCGTTGATAAGGCGGAACGTGAATTGATCTGCGAGCCAATCGGCGCCGCCATCAGGAAGGATGCCGGAGACAGGATGGCTAAGCTTCGCGCCCGCTTCTGCGGGGACGACAAAAACCGTTTTGCTCATGTGGTGATGATCTTTTTGGTTAGGACGCCGGCAACGACCACGTCCTGTTGAACTGGTCCGCTGCGTCGTCGTTGTTCGGCTTTGCCGTAACGCTCAGGGTCGTGAAGTCATCGTTGATGACTGGATTGTAAATCCAGCGATAGAAGAACTGGAATTCCAGCTGCAGCTCGAGGAAGTAGGTCTCGCCTTCCTTCTCGAATATACGTCGCCGGCGGATGCCGTTGATAGATTCGAAATGGAAGCTCTCGTCGGTTCCGAAACCCACGAACGTCGGATCTGTCAGCAGTGTGTTTTCGATCGCGTCGATGTCGGCATCTATGATGCCGTCTGTAACAGATGGATCATCAAAGCCGCGCGAGACCGCAACAATGATTGTCGCCGTGACGCCGAATTTCGGGGGGCCTGCATTTGCGTCACCGTCCGGATCAAGGCGCTCATCAGCAATGAAGATCGATAGCGCCGGCAGATCGTCTACCGACAGCGTCGGTGTTCCCTGCTTGCGGATAGTCATATAGCCAGGGAGATTCGAGAGGCGACTGTATATCGCCTCCCTGATGGCCGTGGTGTGGCTGGTCATCGGATCTCTTTCAGCTTCAGCTCGGCGCCGCCTTGCCCATCTGGAAAGAGCGCATCCACCTTGTAGGCCTTGCCGTTGAGCGTGATCTTGTCACCCTCACGAGGCGGGATAGAAAAGTCGCTCAACCGAATGCCAAGGGTGACATTCGTGGAAGCCATCTCAGATCCATCAGCCAGCATAACCGTTGCGACGGAGCGATCGTAAATGCCCTCGGCGGTGTACGGCTGTGCGCTCGGTTGGGATCGAAGCGGCGTGACCAATACAGTCACGCCGAAAGCCGCCATGCATGGCGACAAAACCAGGTTGTCAAAATCCATGGCGGGCCGCCGGTTAGCTCGCGGTGCCGGTGTACAGGACTTCCGGACGCGTGCAGATGTACAGCGGGTAGCTGTAGATCTCGAACTTCGTCCAGGCATTCCTGTCACGATCTGGGATCGTCAGAGCGTACTGCTCCTGGCCGAAAGTGTTGATCCACGGATCGAATTCGGCCGGGCCGTAGGCAACCTGAAACAGGTCGCGGACGCCGACAGGGAAGAAGACTGCCGCGTTATCGGCGACTGCCACGGTCGACTTGTCGTCGGTGCCGCGATAGTTGTGGAAGTAGATGCCGCCGAAGTAGAAGGCATCGAATACCGACGCCTGCGTAGCGCGCAGACCTTCAGCAGCAAGCCAGTTCTTGTAGGTCAGATCGACCGAAGGATGCTTCACGAGAGCGTCGAAGAACGCATCACCGACGAGCGCATGAACGGTCGTGCTGGTCGTAAAGCCGCCCTTGGCGGCGCGAGCCATGCCGCGTGCGACCTTCTTGGTTAGATCGTTCACGTTGATCGTAGCGTCGGAGAACGCGAATGCCACCGGCGTGTTCGGGGTGATACCCCATTCAGCGAACCAGTCGATGAGGGTGCTGCCATCCGAATCCAGCCACTTGCCCTGAAGGGCGCCGAGGCGCGCATATTCTGCGGTAAGGTCGAAGTCGTCCTTCAGACGGGACAGGCGGCGAGCCGCTTCAGCCTGAACCTGCATCAGCTCGGTTTCAGTGCCGAACTGGCGAATACCGCTGAGCTGCTCGGCGTAAAGCGTGAATGCCTTTGCCCAGCGCTTCGTGCTGTAATTGCGGATATCTCGCTTGTCGTCCTGAAGCTGCGTCGGCGCCGAGCCGATCTGCGACGTCGGGATGAGCTGCATGAAGCCGTCGCGCTTTTCGATCGCGATGCTTCGGGTGTTGGTCGGAACGGGCTCAAAGATATTGAGCTCATTCAGGAACTGCGGCTTGTAGGGGATTTTCTCAAGCGCAGTAGTCAGCGATACGGTGTGAAACGCATCGCTGTTAAAGATGTCCATGCTTGCCATTAGATGAAATATTCCTTTAGCGGACGGAAATGCCGAGCGCGGCCAGTTGTGCGTTCTGGGTGGCAACTTCTGTCGGGGTGTCGATCGACGCGTCGCGCGTGAGGTGCTTGCCGTTCACTTCGCAGGTGCGAGTGAATGCGGTCACGGCATGGTCGGCGCTGGTGGCGTCAACGCGATAGCCGGTGATACCGGCTGCGATCTGGGAGCCGTCCGTAGCCGCGGGGACCGAGGGAATGTATTTTCCCGAGGCGGTGATCTTGCCGACGACGGTGCCGGGCTGGACAATGCCGGCGCCCGAAGCAATCGTGATGACATCGCGCGAGATATAGCCAGGCGCTTCGGTAACCAGGAACTCGAGGCTCCATGGCTGCTGAGTAAAAACTGTCATGTCTGAAATTCCTTAACGCTTATTCAGCTTTGCGACGGCCACATCCCAGCCCTTCGCAACATCTTCGGCTTTGGTTCGACCGATGGTGCCTCGCGCATTGCTGACGTGGCCTTCGTTCTCGGAACGGGCTTTCAGAAGCTTGCGACGGACGTCCGCCACGGGCACGGACTTCGAAAGGAAGCCGGCCGTCATGTCTTCGCGTCCCGCGAGAGCGCACAGATCGGCGACGCGGCGGGCATAGGACAGACCCTTGACTGCAGCGCGAGCCTTGCGGCTGGTCGGTGTGTCGTCGTCTTCCTTGTCGTCTTCGTCGGCGTCGGCCTTCATGTCGTCATCCTCATCGGAATCGGCCTTCAGGTCGTCGTCATCGTCTGCGCTGAGATCGTTGTCGTCGTCGGCGCGCGCCTTGCGTGCCTTGCGAGCCTTCTTGGCGTCGGACGGCTTGTCATCGTTTTCGTCGCCGTCTTCGGCGTAGCCATCATCCTCAGCCTTTGCCAGAATGGCAGCCAGCGAATCCAGCTTCGCCGACAGAGCGGCAATGGCCGCGTCGGTCTTGTTCATTTTTGGCGTCACAGCCATAGCAATTCCTTTATGCATGGCAGTTTCGACTGCCGCACGTAAATGTTGTGGAACGAGTTTGAGATTGATCGACGCTTGCGAGGGGTCGATGACCTCGTCGCATAGGCCGAACTCAACGGCTTCCTGAGCGTTCAGAAGGCGGTTCTCTTTCATCAAGGCGAGAACATCTTCTTGCGATTGCCCGGTTTTCTTGGCGTATGCCTCAACGTATCGATCGGTCAGCCTCTGCAGGTCTTCCGACGCAATCCTGAGTTCATCCGCAGTCCCGCCCGCACCGCCACTGTACGGCTCATGAATCAACATAAAGCCGTTGCTGGCGATCTCGACGCGATCCGCGGCCATCGCGATGAGCGTGGCAGCACTTGCAGCCAGGCCCTCAATGCGGGCCGTGATCTGCGCCGGGGACATTGCCAGGATCGTGAAGATCGCCTCGGCGGTGAACACGTCGCCGCCTGGCGAATTGATCCTGACGAGCACTTCGGCCGGGTTGCCGAGAGCTTTGAACTCAGCGTCAAACCATTGAGCCGTGATACCTTCGCCGGTCTCATCAGCGCCAATGCCGCTGAATAGGCAGATCTCGGCGGATGACGGCCCTAGAGCCAGCACCCTCTTCTTTCGGATCATCTGGTCGCCTGCCCTTCTAAGTTTTCTTCATTAGATTCGGCTTGGTCGGGATCGGCGTCATCCGCCGGCGGCGTCTTGGACAAAGACTGTCCAAGCGGGCTATCAGTCAGAAGGATTCCAAGATCACTGATGCGGGCCTGATCAGCTGCAATGCGGCGATCGGTTTCCTCGGGGTCGAACCCGAGCTCCTCGATAACGTCACTGCGAGACTTGAACCCGTTATCAACCAGCAGCTTTTCCGCCTGGCCGTCCTTCAATGGGTCGATCCAGTCGAAACGCGGCGGTATCCATTTGACCTTGAGGTACTTCCGACGATTTTGCAGAAGGTCTGGGATGTCGGCTTCGCCGCTGATCACGGCATCCGTGAGCCATCGCGCCCAAACCGGGCGGCACATCTGGAATACCATGCAGCTATGTTGAAGCTGCGCGAGCCGGTTTCTGAATTCGACAAGGGACTGACGCGACGAGGAGTAATTCGCCTTGGCATTGTCACCAGTCGCCGACATATACGGGACGCCCATGCCCGACGAGGCAGCCAGCAAGTTTCTATACTGGAATGGCTCGTACGAGTTACCAGCCTCGGTAGGCTCGCTGAACTTGATCTCTTCGCCAGGTAGCAAGCTCTGGATAGTGCCAGGCTCCAATACCGGGAACGGTCCTGACTCGCCGTTCTGGACGATGTCGCTGTCTTCATCAAACATGTCTGCCGGCGCAGCGCTCGTAATAAATCCCGCATACATTGCGGCGAGCTTTTTGCGCTCGAGCTCTGCGTCGTCATATTGGTCGACGGTGAAGAGCTTGACGATCGACGGCGTGATCCACGGAACACCACGCATCTGGCCAGGTCGAAGCGGCCTGTAGATGTGCAGCACCTCGTCCGCAGGCACCCTGACATAGGTCAAGGGATGAACGCGGTAATAGGGATCGCCCGGATAGACAGAGTAGAACCAATAAGCGATACGGCGATCGTTGCCATCAAGCTCAATGCCGTTGATGATCTGATTGCCATCATCCGCCATATGGTTCTTGTTGTAGGCAAGCATTTCGCTTTCCAGCAGCTGCAATTGCAGCGGCACGCCGGGCATGTTGTTGCTGCCGGATCGAAAGCGGATAAAGCACTCGCCGGCCTCGAACAGCGCACGCGCCACGAGGGCCTGCAGGCCATAGAAATCGGTTTGGCCGGTAAAGTCCGCCTGGTCGGTCCATTCCCTCCAAAGCGATTGGAGACCGTCTTTGACGGCTGCGTCGCCAAGTAGCAGTGACGGCTTAATGCCGGTCCCTACTAGATTGGCGACAAAGGACTCCGCGGCCGACGCCACGTATGGATTGTTCCGCAACAGATCGCGGGATCGCGCCCGCAATTGCTCTCCGTCTGCGGACACGAGCTGCGTCATGCTGGCGCGCGTAGGCTGCCAAGTCGACAAGCGACGGCGCATTTGCGCGCCCTCGAAACCCATGCCGGTGTAATATGCCTTGGCCGACTTGGGCTTTCGGCCCAAACCAAGCGACTTCAAAAGAGAAAATGCCAAAGCTTCACCCCTCAAAGGTTCTTGAAGGTGATGGGGCGGAACTGGCGCTTGATCTTCACGCCGTTCAGGTCGGCCTCGATCAGCGCCTTGAGTTCAAGCATTTGCTGCAGATCTCGATACTGCACCGATTTGCCCTGGTAACTGACGCTCGTCGCGCCAGCCGCTATCGCGGCGCAAAGCGCCGTGTACTGGGCCTGTGTGTATGTTGACATCGAAGATCCTAGAGAAAGCTCGAACGGCTGATGCGCCGAACTGGGCCGCGCCTTGGTGGCGCTTGCGCTATTGGTCTTGCGGCTGGTACCGGCACAGAGCGTGGTGGCGGCTCTGCAACAGGGACGTTGTCATTCGCCGGCTCGTTCGCCGTCGGCGGTGCCTGCGGTTCTTGTTCGGCTTCCGCCGGTTGCTCAGTCTTTGGACGCCGCACGATATCAAGGCGGGTGCGCAGCGACTTCAGTGCGGCGTAGGCATAGACAAACGTGTCCAGCGCCTCGTTGCGCTTGCCATCTCCACAGACCCACACTCGGTATGGTCGCCCATCCCGGTAGCGCGTGACGGCCTGCTCTGCGGTCAGCTGAAAGAAATAATCAGCGTCTACAGCTTCGGCCTGCGGAAAGTGAATGTAGCCAGGCGCCGGCGCCGCAATACGCAACCGGCCGTAGACCGCATCCTTTGCGGTATCGACACCGACAAGAAACACGTTCTCGTTGGTCTTGGTCTTTGAGGCGCGCGGAGGCCAAACAGGCTTAGCGCCTGCCATACCCTTGATGGGCCAGACGCGGCGCGCCTTGCGGCTCTTGCAGAACGCGAGAACCATTGCAGCATGGTGACCGCCGGTGTCGATGGCAACTGAATGCACGCGCAATGAGCGTCCGCTGTCCGTGGACAGCGGTGTCAGCAGATATTCGTCAAGGCGACGCCATGTGTCTTGCTGCGACGGATCTCCGGGTATCACAAGGTAATCGGCAACCCATGCCTCTTCCCCTGCTCCCCAGCCGATAGTCTGAACCTCAAGGCGGTCGCCCTGAACGTCAACGCCGGCAGTGGCAACGCGCACGTTGTCGGGCAGCGTATCCCTGTCGTAGGTCTCGATACGCGAGAGCAGCGGGCCTGCCGAAACAGTCTCGCCGCGCTCCTCCCAAGTCTCGCCTAGGACGGTGTTCGTCCAGACCTTCAGAAGCTCTGGGTGATCCTTCGCCTCAAGGAATTCGACAACGATATCTTCCAGCCGTACCCAAGGAGACAGAAGGCCGGGAATATGAAACCCAGCAATGCCCTTGAATTCCGCTGTCGCGCGCCACTCGCCAAGCCGGATTGCAGCCCAGCGTTGCGTGTCGCTCCAAAGCGATCCGCAATCCTCGCAGACATAGTGCGCCGTTTCCGGCCTATGCCCCTCATGTTTGTTCCAATGAACCTGCGACCACTTGAGATATTGGCCCACGCCGCACTCCGGGCACGGCACAAAGTAGCGTCGCTGATCGCTGTTCTGAAACTCGCGATCGATGACGCTTGCCCCCTTAATTGTAGGGGTGGACCCGACGAGTGTCTTCCGGTTCCAGAACGTCAATTGGCGCTTCTGCGCCAGCTTAAGCGGGTCACCCTCATCGCCGGCGGAGACCGGATAACGGTCGACCTCGTCGGCGAGGACAATGCGAATTGGTCGCGACGCGAGGCTTGCCGGAGAGTTGGCGCCAACAATCGTAACCTGGCCGCCGGGGAACGACTTGTGCAGCATGGTATTGCCGCTGTCGCGTGATTTGCTGTCTGACACCTTGGCGGTCAGCGCCGGCGTGTCGCGGACCATGGGCGCCAAGCGATCCTTGGACCATGCCTGTGCCATATCGAGCGTCGGCTGCATGATCATGACCGTGGAAGGGTCTTGATCGATATAGTAGCCGATGGTGTTGTTCAGTATCTCGGTGTAGCCGACCTGGCTGCCCTTCGAGATAACGACCTTCGTCACCTCTGGGTCTGCCATGGCATCCATAATACCGCGCTGGTATTCAGCGCGGGACGTTAGCCACCTTCCGGGCTCGGCCGACGCTTCCGGACTTAGGCGTCTTTCCTTGTCGGCCCACTCGCTTATCGTCAGATTCGGCGGCGGTGTCAGCACCGTCCAGCAACTCTTCTGAATCGCCTGGTGGGCTGAACGTCCAGTCTCGGAGGCGTGTCCCTGCGAGTTCTTCAAGAGCGTTGTGGACTTCATTCTTCACCACGTCGCGAACAACGACTGTTGACGTCTCCCCCACCACCAGTGGTGCGACCTTTGATGGAATGGTCAGGATCTTTGCCCTGACGCGAGCGAATGCCGACGTGACGGCCGAAACCATTTCAGAGAGCGGAGCGAGCTCGCCGCGTGTCACGGCGTTCTGAAGCTCAAGCCTGTCCGCTGCTTCTTTGTCCTTGCGGGCGCGCTCTTGCTCGCCGTCAATCTTGCCTGGTGGTACTGCCTGGGCAGCTTCTCGGCCGGCAGCGACTTCACGGATGTGGCGGATGTATTCCAGCCTCACCACGTCGAGATCGTAAGAGCCGCGCGACGATTTCGTGATGATGCTGCGCGCGACCAAATCGGCCGCGGTGCGCGTATTCACGTCGATGTGCTCTGCAACTTCTGCAATGGTCGCCACAGGTTCAGCCCTCGAAATCTTGGGGAGCCGAACATGATGGCCCCCCTCCAATAAAAAACCTGCACCTAGAAAGACTACGCGGTGGCGCGATCAGTGAGAAGCTATTGAAATCTAAGTACCTTCGACTTTTTCATGCATAGGTGATGAAATGAGATATGCATTTATTGCAATGCATGGGCAGCAAGAGACATGCGCCTAGCGCATAGATGACCTGATCGAGTTGGACATCGCTGATGTCCCAAGCCGCCGCAGCTGCGCCTCCATGCTCACACGGAAGTCGTGCCTGAACGGCACGTCGGCTTTGATCGTAACGCTTGGCTTGAGGACGAACATGCGCTTGATACCGCGACCTGCTCCGCCCCATGATCCGCCGGCCTTACTGACTTGGCCTTTCTTCTTGCCACGTTTGTAAACGTAGATCGGGTACTTCTTGCCGTATGGCTTGAAGATCGCACCGTTGCGCTCGAAGGCGCCAGCAAGTGCAGTGGGTCGTTGTGACTTGGCAATACCAGTCGCACCGAGGCGCTGACCTGCGATAGGTACAGCGACGCGATGGTGTTCGGTGCGCTTTACACCGCCATCTGCGTGGAGCTTGAGATTGCCTCGACCTTGGGCGCGAGCATCGGTGATCTTGACCGTGAGGTTTGATCGACTGGAATTCTCGACGCCGAGGGCGAAAGCAATAAAGCCCTTGTTGCGCTGCGTCATGTGCTGCGGCCACGTCTGGGAAATCAGCGTGCGGCGCGTTTCATGCGCCGCTGCGTTCAGCGTCTTGCTGATCGCAAAAGCCATCTGCTTTGGAGAGGCTTCAAGGCGTCTGGCGGCTTTTTCGAAGGCTGAAGTGTCAAAATTGACTAGAGCCACCATCGAAACGCCGCCATGCGCAAAACAAGATTACCAGCTGATATCAAATCCACCCGACGAGCTGTCGCTTGCTGAAGACGAACTGCTGTCGCTATAACTAAAGCCACCGTCATAGGAAGAAGAGCTGTCGTACGAGCCGGAGTCCACATACGACGGGCTATCATTGATTACGGTGGTAGTATGATCGTGGTGGCTCATCACCTCACCGAGTAACATGCCGGTAACAAAACCATGCATCGGGTCGTTGGCGTACACGGGTGCGGCGGCATACGCAGGGGATGAGGACGCCTGTGGTGCTGGCGACACTGACGGCCGGTAAGGCGAATAGGTACGCTCCTGGAGCGTCATGGGTGCGCTGGAAGGTGCTGTAGACCAAGACGGAGCCACATGGACGGGACGCTGAGCATCCAACCGATCCTTCCGCGTTGTGCGGATATAGGTGAGGATCACCGCGACTATGCCGACAGTGAGAACTGCAAGCACGAACAAAAATCCAGTACTGACGTGGATGTGGTGCATGACGTTCCTCGAAACGGTTCGGTTATACCGTGCTTGCGTAAGCGTAGTATTGGTTGCAGGAGTGGGATTTGAACCCACGACCTTCAGGTTATGAGCCTGACGAGCTACCGGACTGCTCTACCCTGCTGAATTGGTACAGCTACAGCGCCTTTGCCAGCGCCACGACTTCTTCCCATGCATGCAGGTTGATGCCGAGCTTGTCATAGACGGACTTGATCTTGGTGGCAGCGCTGGCGAACTCGTCGACGACGGCCTTGATGTCGGCTTCGGCGCCAGCGACAAGCGCGGATGCATCGGCTGCGACAGCGGTTTCGACGGTAGTTGCGACTGCTGCAACCTGAGCGGTGACGTCGGTCATCTCGGATTTTCCTTTCGAGAACAGGCTTTTCAGCCAAGCGATAAATTTGGACATGATTGTTTCCTTACGGACTTCTAGAAAAGCCAAAAGCGGCGAGGAGCGCCGGGTTACAACGCCCGTTGCTCGACTCGCCGCACGATCGCCCGTCGCTGGAGGAGGCAGCGCCAGGCAATACAATATCGTGGGCGCATGCTGCGCAGAGGCGTGACCACGATGTACATGATTGGCAAGGAACAGCCGAGATAAACCCAACCTTCTCAGATTACAAATCTGCCTTGCCTATAGTTAGGCCCGGCTCATCACTGGCCGAGCCTCCGTCGCAATCTATTTGTGCGCCCGGAAGGATGTGGGGTAGCAAGTCATTGCTGACCCCTTCATAGATACACCCTTCGAGTTTTCAGAAAGTGCCAACTAGACGGCATAAGATCGAATGGCACTCATAAGATTGTCGTTTGCTGCGATGAGTGATCGCCGGCCCTTCCTGATTGCAGTGCGTCGCGGGGCTGAACCGCCAAGCTCTTCAAAGCTGTTTGCACCAACTGCCGTATCGAGAGTTTCTTTGTCCTTGTCAGACAGAGATGCGATGGAAGCGGCCCACGCGTGACGATCAGCCTTGGCAGTAACAATGTCCTGCCACGCCAATGAACCACTCTCGCCACGCTGCGTCTTCACCATGCCAGGGAAGACATCGGCCATTTTCTGAGATGCGCATGGCAGACCGTCCGGGTATCTGGTGACAGTCACCTTGGACATATCCGTGTTGGCCTTGGCTTCCTCAAGCATGGTGATCGCTTCGGCTCGTGTGTAGTTTCGACCTTGGCGGCGCTTGCCACCAGCGCGATATCGATGCGGTAGCGTCTTCATCAGATCGGCGAAATAGCGGTTGCTCGCCGTAACGTGCTGACTGTCCTCTTCGGCACCAAGTTGGCTTTCGGCCGCGTCTTTTGTTCCGAGCAACGCACCGACCGGCATGCGGATCTGCGCAGCAACGACCTTGCCGTCAATCGTGAGCTTGTGACCACGCTCTGTCTGCGTTCCGTCACTGAAACGCAAGCGACCGATGCGGATGATCTGACCGGCGCTGTTGCGCTCAACGTCACCCTCTTCGACGTGGCGCATGATTTCCTCGATCGACGGCTTCATGCGCCAACGGCGCTCGACAGTCATGCCTTCCGTGTCTTCTGGATTGTTGTCGTTCGCCGCAACAGTGGTCCACGTTGTCTGAAGCGGTTCCGGATCATGGTCTGGGGTGGATGCATAAAGACGAAGCGCTTCGAGTTGCTCGGCCAATGTTCCGTGTCTTGTCATGTGATCTCCTCTGGTGCGGGGCGCTGGTGTGGTGCGTATGGTGACGCTGGTGTAAACTTACAAATTTGTCAAGAATTGGCAGCAAGCCAACTACGAACAAGATTGACTGCCTGCCGCGCTGCATCCTCGCATGTCGTGGCGCGACATACGGCTTGACGGTCGAAACCGAGGGCCGCAAGCAGAGGATGACGAACGACCTGGCTTGGCTCGAGTTTGGCGTTGCCGACCTTGTTCTCTATCAGGCCCAGCCTGCCGCCTGTCATGTAGATCCGCACATCGTGTTCACCGGCCGTCAATCCAGCTGCCAGCGCTTCGGCGCGAGCCGTGGGACCGCGCTTCGCCGCGTTCTGGTCACCGGCCAATGTGAACTGGCCTTTGCCGCGCAACACGTCATCGACGGTGCGAGCATATTCCGGCATGGCGCGAAGCACGCGGACCTGAGCAGCTTGCAGCTCCCATTCCTTTGGTGCGGCGTCTTGCACGGCTACGCGCGTGCCGGTCGCTGACGTCGTGGTGACGATCCTGACCCGCTTGCCGTTGATGCGTGTGGTTTGGGTGGTTCGCTTGGTAGCTGCTCTAGCCATGCTGGTCTCCTTGGTGGTGGTCGTATTGGCGGTATTTCTCTTCAACACAAAACCGGGACAAAGCACCGGGACAACACCCACACCTAAAGGTGTGTGGGGTTTTTGTCCCGCTGGATGCTCGTGGGACAAAGTAAAAAAATCTTGTCCCGCTCTTGTCCCGCAACACTGTTTTTATTGAGTTATTTTTGTCCCGCTCTTGTCCCGCTCTGTCCTTCTGCCTATTTTTTAGCCGGACAAAACAGCGGGACAAGGCACTCTTGCGGGACAAGGCTTTTGTCCCGCTTTCTACTAATTTTGTAGACTACGGGACAAACAGCAGGACAAGCGGGACAAACGGGACAAAACACCTTGTAAGTCATTGTTTTTGCTACGGGACAAAAATAGATCGTTGTCCCGCTACGCTGCCCAATACCAAATTCCGATATTATTCACGTGCCCAGCTTCAATGAGCGCTGCAGGCGCTCTTTGGAACTGCTTACGTGCGGTCTCTGCCGAACCTGTGGTTGACATGTCCCGACTGGCGTAGAACTCGGTGCGCCATGTCTGCTCGTCGACGACGAAAACGTCTTCCGGAAATGAATGGCCGCCCGGCTCAATCCCGTTCTTCTCGATGGCCTTGCGCAGCGCCGCAAGCACGTCGCCCTTGAAACCCTTCAGGGTTCCACTGTTTGGCGGTTTGTCTGTCTCGGCCGGAACCACCACCGGCGCCGTGGTAGGCTCTCCGTCCTCATCCACTCCGATCTGAACCGACTTCATGGTGAAGGCCAGGACGTCACCGTCCTCACCATCGTTGGTGCCGTCACACACCAGCCGGTGCTTGGCGCCGTCCTTCTTGACCATGAACGACGCGTCGACCGCACCGTCTAGATCGATGGCGCCCTTGCCGCGCTCACCGCTCCACGCGCTGTGGTGGATCGCGGTGACATGCGCCTTCGTTTCCGTGAGGATCTCGTCGCAGGACTGCACGAACCTCGTCATGTCCTTGCTGGCGTTTTGGTCGCCACCGCCAAAGACTCGAGTCAGCGTATCGATAATCACCCAGACGCAAGGTAGGCCGGTAATGGTTTCCGCCTCTCGAATGGCTGCTATGAGGTCGCGCGCATCCTTCAGATCCTTGGTGAAGTCCAACCGGCCACCGACAACCAGTAGCGGCACGTCGTGAACGTCATGGTGCTGACGGAAAGCCATCATGCGCCGCTCCGTCAGCTTCTTGCGCTCGGCCGCGACATAGACCACTAGGCCCTGCTTGACCTTTTTGCCGTGCCAATCCATGCCAGCTGCGATATGGCAGGCGATGTCAGTGACAATGACGCTCTTGCCCGTGCCTGGCAGGCCTGAGATCGTCGTGAACTCTCCCACGCCAAGCCAGCCTTTCAGGATCGTCTCTTTGGGCTTTCCTTCCTCGATCTCGTCGAACCACGTAAGTTCGAATCGCTCGCGCTTCTTTGGCTGCGGTGGTGTGGTGGATGCCGGCTCGCTGGGCGTGGGGGGCTCAGCGACGGCTGGCGTGGCCTTCTTCGCCGCCTCCTTGGCCTTGGCGCGCTCAACGAACGCCTCCACGGCCGCAGGATCAGATCCATTATCGTTGTCGTGTGCCCGCTCTGGGATTTGCCGCGGCGAATTGGCCGTTTTGTCGAGGCCACGCTTTATCTTATCCAGGCACTTGCGTTCGCCGTCAGTGGAAACGAGGCCATTGGCTTGAGCTGCATCAAACAGTCCTGCCTCTGCTTCGCTGCGACTTAGGTGGCCGGCAGCCACGAGCTCACCGATCGAACATGCACTGGCGAACAGCTGCTGCCCACGCTGCCCCTTTGGCGACGTCGACAGCTTGTCGAGCTCCATATCCATGGCACGCGCCGCGTACCGCGCTGCACCGTTGTCTTGCGGCTGGTAGGTATACTCCCTTGGCTTGGCTTCGACAGCAGGCGCTGCTTTCGTTATGACCAGATCAATGAGCCACTCCGGCGCTTCGGCGAACTCGGGCAGCCCGTCGCCGTCATGGTTGATCCATTCATATCGGCGGCCGTCGGCCATGACGCTGCCAGGGCCAACGATATAGCCACCGTCCCCTCGAGTATCCACGCCCGGCGCAATGGCGGCACGGTTTCGGACACCATCGACATGCTTGAAAATGATGTGCGTGCCGCCGTTGGCGGTGCTGGCCTGCGCCGTGTCGGGCAGTAGGCCGTGGACCGCTTCTTGCTCCGCAAGCCATTTGTGGCCGTCACGGTCGCCATGCCGATCGAGATCCAGCACCCAACCGCCTAGCTTCTCGCCCGTCGGAATGCCGATCACTGCGGCGGGGTGGCGCTCGTTGAACCATATATCAATGATGCGGCTGGACCGGGTCGCGTCCTTCAAGCCAAAGCTGGTGTATGGCGCCTTTTCCGCGAACTCGATGATTTCGCCCGTGGCATGGTCGACTCCCTCGCTGGCAGACTCCCGGCAGGGAAAAATTGGAACGCCCGCTGCGATATACGAGCGGGCTACATCAAGCGGAGTGCGTTGGGTGACAGGTAGTTTGAATGGTTGAGGCATTAGGCCACATCCTTCTTAGGTGGTGGATCGTTGTCGTTGGCAGCCTGAAAGAAGGCAAAACTTGGTTGAAAAGCGCCTACGTACTTCGCACTCTTTTTGAGGTTATCTACCGCCCAAAGCGGCTGTAGGTTTTTAAGAGACCACGCAATCTTGAAATCGAAATCATCAGTCGAGTGATAGTTGAACAGCGATAGCGGAATCTTGTGGTCTATGTGCCAGGCCCCGTAGTTCTCCCACGTCATCCCCAGTAGAAAATTCTTTTCTAAGTGAGCCATCAACTCAGCAGAAGTATATCCAAGTGCCTTGAAGGTTGGCGCCGATTTATAGCCCTTAGTTATCGTCTTATGGATGTATCCCCTAATATTAGCCTCTACCCTACCCTTTGGCGTAGATCGACATCTTCTTTTAGCCTCCGCCATTCTTTCGGGATTTTTTATTTTCCAGGCGTTATGCGCTTCACGCCTTGGTTCTGGATTGGCCGCATACCTGGCTTTTTCTTGATTCTTATGCCTTTCTCTGTTTTTTGCCCGGTATTCTCTTTTGTATTCAAGTGCACATACAAGGCACCGTGATTCCCATTGGCCTATCCTGCCTGACCTTACCCTGAAACCAGATATGAGCTTCCACTCTCCGCATTTTGTGCACGTCTTACCCTCCATCAGAACGGCGCGCTTTTCAGCGCCTCCCGAAGTCCGCGGGCGCAGCCCTCCCACGCAGCCTTGACCAGCAATCGCTGGTCAAGCTCGTCGTAGTGCGCCAGGTCGGTCAGGTTGCCTTTGGACTCGATGAACTCACCCACGGCATCAACGCCGGCGTCGAGTGCCGCGAGCTCATAGTCGTCAAGGCGCCGGATTTTCTTGTAGTCGTCGATTGCCACGATGCACCTCTTGCAGAGATAGCCAGGGTCTTTGCCGGCACCCGCACCGATACCTACCGCACGCATGCCGCACGCTAGGCAACAAGTCGGGTTGCCGTCATTGTCCACGGTGGGCGTGAAAGGTACGGCAGGCTTGCCGGGTAACTTGGTCATGCTGCCACCGCCTTCCTGATCCACGCCAGCAACCGAAGCGCCGGGTAACTCGACAGCCGATGGCCGTCTTCCTTCACTTGCAGCAGGTTACCGCGCGGAAATCCTGGAGGGGGCCTGAAGCCCTTCGGCGTCACGAGAGTTACGCAGGCATCCTTTTCAGGCCAGCCGAATTTACGAGCAGTGTCGAGGCTCGCATTGCAGGTTGCCTCCATCTCTGTCGGGCTCATGCCGCTACCTGTGCCGGATCGTTGTCGTTAACGGCGAACAAGTCAGCGCCTGGTTTCGTCGCCGCAGCCTCGCCGAGGTTCTTCACGGCCTGGCGGAAGTAGTTCGGATTGAGCTCTGTCCCGACGAACCGTCGACCCTGCTGCAGGGAAACGTACCCTTCTGAGCCGATCCCCATGAACGGGGAGAAAACCACGTCGTTGGGATTGGACCACATCCGCAGCGCCCGCTTCGTAATATTGAGCGGCATGGGGCAGAGGTGCTTTTCGTCCTTGTCGGAGCGTGCCACCTTCACATTGAGGACGTCAGTCTCTGGCAAATCCTGCTTGCTGAAGTTCCATACCGGCGAAGCGTGGTCCTGCCATTCTTCGACGGGAAAGCTCTCTTTGGTGTGCGTCACTGGCGCGACTTCCTCGCCCTCCTTGGCCCACTTGCGGAATACCAGCAGATATTCCGGCATGCCCATCCGGCTGAAAGTGCTGTCGGCGCGAAGCGTCTTCCACAGCAGGCCATGCGCCTTCGTCTTCTGCATCTCGCGCACCGGATCACGCCAGATCGTGACGCGGGAATGGAAATCCCAACCCTCTTGGATATGCAGACGGGTGCAATCATCAGAGAATGGACGAAGGCCGGCCGTACCTCTGGCGCTGCTGTTTTGGTAGTAGACGAGATCCTTGACATGGATGGCGGTCAGTCGGCCGGGACGCGTGACACGCAGCTTCTCGCGGACGAGATAGCGGTACTGCTCGAAAAACTCGTCATCGCTGGCGCAGTTGCCCATGTCTGCGACGCTCTCGGAATAGATGTAGAGCGACGAGAACGGCGGGGAGTAGACGCTGAAGTCGATGCTGTTATCGTCCAAGCCGGCCGTGAACGGCACACAGTCGGCGTTGTAGGCGGCCCAATTCTCGCCGGTGGCTTGATCCAAAACCTTCGTCATGCGGTAGCTCCTCTCATCCATGTAGGCAGTTTGATTTTCTTCGTCGGCTGGTAGTCGATCTTGACCTGCCTGCTTTCGTGCGCCCTGCGCATCGCGGCATACATCTCGACTTTCATCTGCTCGTGATCGCCGCTCTTGCGGTTGATGACGTCCCAAATCGCACGCTCCGTGTCGGCAAGCGCGATATGAACGTCGACCGGTCGTTTTTGCCCGAACCGGTAGCAGCGGCGGATTGCCTGGTAATAGGCCTCATAGCTGAAGGACAGGCCGGCGAACGCCATGCGGGCGCAGTGCTGCCAATTCAGCCCGAAGCCCGCAATGCTCGGCTTGCTGATCAGCACGCGGATATTGCCTTCGCTGAAGCCGACAAGCCGCTCTTCTTTGACCGTGTCCGTCATCGATCCGCGGACTTCGATGGCGCCGGGAATGCGCTGCATCAGTGCGTCAGCCTCATAGTCCGTATCGCACCATACGATCCACGCCTCGCCGCGCTCTTCGTTGACGCGATCGGCGATCTCAGCGGCGCGAGCTTCGGCCGTGAGTCTCTTCTCTTTGTGGATCGCCGTGGCGCTGGTATCCGGAATGCGGAAAAGACGATCGCCGGCGTCGATCGAGATGTCTGATTTCACCTCGTGCCGGAACACGTTGAGCGGCGGCAGCTCAAAGCCTTCATCGGAATAGCCAAGGTCGGATGGCTTGGAAATGCACCGCGCCCAGCTGGCCACCCAATTCCAATACGGCTTTACCGCATGGCCCTTGAGGCGATAGCGGCCCATATTGTTCTGATCAGCGATAAACCAGCGTGTCAGCATCTCGTTGGAGTTCATGACACCAAGAAACTGCGAGTGCTGGCCTAGCTCCATATGATCGTTGGGCGCCGGTGTCGCAGTACAAGCCAGCCGGAACGGCGTAGCGTTCCACATCGCCATCATCTTGCGCGTGGTCTGACCTGTAAAATTCTTGATGATGCTGGACTCGTCGAGCACCACGCCGGCGAAATCGCTCGGATCGAAATGCTCGAGCTTCGCGTAGTTCGTGACGTTGATGCCTGGACCTATCTCGCTTCGATCGCGAACGATGCGGGCATCGTCATAGCCGAACTTTTTCGCCTCGCGCACGTGCTGCGGAGCGACGGCCAGAGGCGCCAGCATCAAGATAGGCTTTCCGGCGTGCTCTGCCACGACACGCGCCCATTCCAGCGCGACGAAGCTCTTGCCGAGGCCAGTGTCAAGGAAGGCAGCGCCACCGCCGACGCCAAGCAGAAACTCGGTGACGTCACGCTGATACGGAAACATGTCGCTGTGCAGTGACGGAATATTCGATAAGCCGCGAAGCGGCGCGTCGGCGCTCTTGCGCGCCAACAGATCGGCGTACGTCATCTTGTCTCCTCGGACTGTGGTGGTGTTCCGCGCGTTGGTGGCGCGCGGTCCAAAAAATGTATCTAAACTCCGGTCAGCGTTTTGCGTCGCAGATCGCTGGCTGCAACCCTCAATCCCGCTGCGCTACCTCGATGGTGAATGGCGACTTCAGCGGCACGCTTCCTAACATCAGGACCAATGCGCGGTTCATCATTGGCGATTGCCTCGCATCCAGCAGCATTCTTATCATGCCATTTGGCAGCAAGCTCGTAGGCATCCGCAAGTGCGCGCGGGTCTGTCATTCTTCAACTAACTCACGCAACTTCTGCATTGCTGCCGTTTGATTGTCGACGCCAAGCAATTTCCATATTTGAGAGAGGGCGCCAGCCGTCACCTGCGCTGCAATCCCATCGCTCGAATACCCCTGCGCCCAATGCGGACGCATGGACTCGAGCGCCTCAATCTTAGCAAGCGCTTCGCGCAATCGGTCAACAAGCTGCGGTTCACCGCTCAGCTCCTCGACCGCGCGCTCCGCATCTTCCTCGTCGAAAGTGAAAGTATCAGGCATCGCCGCAAACAAGCGTAACCGTTCGATGCCAGTTAGAGGGCGCGACATAACTTCGTCGACCGTCGTCATCACGCCGCCCTCTTCTCTTCCGCCACAGCAAACCCAGGCACAGCCCGCAGCCCGCTTCGCACGGCCTCGTTCGCCATATCCTGCACCAGTGCCGTGAACCGCGCAGGATCGCGCGCATACGCCCAATCCAAGCCAGCCTCAGCATCAGTCAGCGTCGCCACCCATACCGTGCGCATCCCAGTGCCTGTCGTGGCAGCTTTGAACGTGCGGTTGGCCGTCTTCTCCAACTTTTTGGCCTCGGCCAACTGCGTTTCAGCTTCTTCGCGTGCTGCAAGGTTGCCGCTGCTGGCGCGCATGGCTTCGTCAGCCGCCTTGCGGGCCGTCTCGGCCGCTGCAGCGATCTTGTCAGCTTCAGCCTTCTTCTCGGCAGCGACTTTCGCGCGCCAAGCTGCCAGCAAATCGCCGAGCGCTGATTTGCCGAGATCAACCTTGCCGCGCTTGGCCTGGATGTACGGATTGAACTCGTCCTGAATGGCCTTGATCTTGTCATCTAGCGGCTTTTTCTTCTCGACGCGCAGTTCGTCAGCCTGCTTACCGAGCTCGTGCAGCCCGTCATAGAGCTTCGTGATGGCATCGTGCATCGCTTCCGTTGCGATCGGCTCGCCGTCTGCGAAGTTCTTGGCCTCGTCGTAAAGGTCGTCGATCTGTTGGAATATCGCTTCATGAGGCGGCAGGTTGTGGTCTTTGCCGGCGATGGCTGTGGGGTCGAAGTCGGTCATGCGGACACCTGCAAAGCGGCTAGCGTCACTTCCTTGATCTTATCCTCTTCGCCCCACGTGCCTTTCGTCAGTCGGTGGATGATAGCTTCTCGCTCGGCCTCTTCCGGTTTCCATTGCCCCTCAAGTCCAAAGCATGAGCAGTGGCTACCCTCAACCTCGAAAAGCTTTCCGTCGCGCTCAAACAGCACATATGCGTCGCCACTATAGTGTTCGTAGGTGTAACTTGCGACGAGCACCGTCGCACCAGCCAATTCATCCGCAGTTATTTCGAAGTCGGCCATCATCTTCGTGGCGCCGCCTTCTTCCCAGTCGTTCAAATATACCTGTCTCTCGCTCATATTCGTCTCCTCTGTGGTGTCGTGATGGTAGCCTGAAGCTGGTGTAAACTTACAAATTTGTCAACGTCAGAATGGTATGTCGTCGTCCATTTGCCGTTCCCAATCGGCCATGCCACGACGCTCGACATTGTCGTTTGCGGGAGCGGGGACGTTGTCGTTTGCTGCCCCAACACGGTGCGCCGCGATATCCGGGTATTTCGGATTCTTGGAGTAGTCCAGCTGCACCTCTTCCGTGCTCAGCAATTCATGTTGCCGTTCAAGCCATTCGATCGGCGTTTTTGGGAACGGCCGCTGTCCGCCGTGCGCGAGCCACCATCGATCTGCCTTCGATTTGGGATATCCGGTATGGGCGCAGCAATGCCATTCGCTGATAGACCGCAGGCCGACGAGATATGTGCACTTCACCGAATCGGGCTTCGGATTTCCGTCGCTGTCGGTGCCCTTGCCAGGATGGTGATAAAATGTCCTGCTCTTCACCTCATGCCATGGCTTTTCAGTTGACAATACAGGCGCTTCTGCTGCCTGCGCCGTGATTTTCTCTTCCTCGTTTGGCGGGAAAACGTAGCCACAGCATTGGCACGTCATGATCGAGATCGGGATTGCTTCGCCGCAACCCCAATTGCCATTGACGTCCTGCACTGCGTTCGGCGTATCTTCCGATGGGCAAATCTTCTTTGGCTGCTCGCCAAGTCCCTTGCCTGGCTCGCGCGGCCGTATCTGGTCGATCGGGCCGTGGTAGGCCAGATTGCGCCCGTGATCGGCAACTAGGCAATCGACCTTGCCGGTGCAATTGCGCGTGCCGCGGCCGAGGATCTGCACAAGCTTGCCAGGGGACTTTGTCGACAGGATCAACGAAATGAAGTCGACGAACGGAAAGTTCGTGCCGGTCGTGATCATGCTGACCGACGAAATTGCCCAATATTTGCCAGACCTGAAGCCTTCGAAAATTTCCTTTGTCTGGTGCGCATTATCGCTGGTTAGGACGGCGCAAGTCCTACCGTGGCGACGGATGGCCTCGGCGACGTGATTGGCGTTTTCTTTGCTGGTGCTGAAGAATAGGCCAGCGCGCCGGCCTTCGGAGAGCACCATGTCTTCGGCAATGGCCGCCTCAATGATGCGCTCAGCAGCTTCCGACACTTGGCCAGGAATGTACTCGCCACCGCGAGTGCCGATGCCCTTCAGGTCGATCTTGGACGTGGTTTTTTGGCTGGTCAGGCGGGTGAGGAATCCCTGTTCAATCAGCTCGCCGATGCCGATTTCGTAGACGACATCGTCGAACAGTTTGAACTTCTTCACGCCCGTGATTTCGGCAATGGCGTCTGCCACGGCCTCGTTTAACGGTTCCTCATCTAGATCGTCAGTCAGCCGGCCCGAATCCATGCGATAGTCGGTTGCGGTGGTCCCGCACGTCCGGCTATCAGGATTTCTATCGCGGACGACAACAAAAAACTTGCCATACTGCGTATTGGAGTTGCGCGAGATCGCGTGAGCCTCGTCGACGATGATCAGGTCGATTTCGCCAAGGATGTCCACCTTGTTCCATACCGACTGGATACCGCAGAACAGTATCTGGGCGTGCGCATCGCGACGGTTTAACCCGGCCGAGTAGATACCCGCCGGCGCAAATGGCATCAGCCCAATGAATTCTTTGAAATTCTGCTCTACCAGGCGAGAATCGTGGGTAACGTTGAGGATCCGCATGTCAGGATAGTCGGCAAGCAGTTCCTCTATGAGTTTGGCGATAACGAGCGCCTTCCCCGCCCCGGTTGGCAGCACAATGAGGCCGTTGCCTCCACCATTGCGCCAATACGCATAGAGCGCGTCGAGAGCGTCGCGTTGATAATATCGAAGCTCAAGCATCAGGCGGCCCTTCGCATGCCGCCAAAGATTTCAATCTCGATTGCCTGAGCAACTATGTACGCAATGGTGGAACGCGCTTCGTCAGTTAGCCCGTCACGCGCTTGGATTTCCCAATAAGCGCCTCCCTGCGGCGTTCTTGACCAGATGAATGCCTTCTCCAAAAATGAAATGTCTTCAAGTGCACGGCGCGCATGATCAACTCGTAATTGCATATGGTCAAAGTCATAGAGTGCCATTTGGTCTCCTCTTGTGGTGTGCGGTCAGGCGTTGGTGGCGCCGTCGACGTATGTCGTGCCGTCTGGTCTACGATAGGTGATCGTTTCGTTCTCTTGATCGACGTCCACCTGCTCAAATCCAGCGAGCATGCTTGGAACGAACAGATGAGCCGGGCAGCCGGCGTCTTGCTCTGCGAGCGACAACGGCTTTTGCCAGCGCGCGCAATCCCAGCCGGCATTGCCATCCATAAGTGGAGTGCTGTGGAGGCACGACCGACAGTGAGCGCGCGGCATCGTTTCTCCCCAGCAGACGGCGGCCTGCCTGCAGAACGCGCCGCGGAAGTCGTCACGCTTGGTGCAAAGCCGTGACGGTGGCTCCGGCATGTTGATGATGCGCTCGATCCTGGCGACGGCGCGCGCCGCATATTCGAAGTCGTATTCGACGCGCTCGAAATGCAGATCCTCATCGTTCTTGTTCGACATCATGTAGTAGACGCGATCAATGCCGAGACCGTGCATATAGAATTGGAACGTGGCGTAGTGCTCCGGTTTGCCTTTCTGCACTCCGTGCTTTTTGACCTTGGCAAACACTTCCTGCTTCGCCGACTTGCATTCGACGACGTGCTCTTTCTTGGGCGCTTCCAGCAGCCCTAGAGCGCGGCCGTCGATCTTGCCGCGCAGATGTCCGCCGCACGCGCGCACTCGGTCCTGCTCGCCCCAGACGTTCACGCCTACCATTCGGAGGAGATCTAGGAGGCGTTCTTCCTCGATGTTGCCTCGTTCGAAGATGCGACGCTTCTGCCATGTGATGACTTCCGGCACAGACGCGCGCCGAAATGCCAGCCAGACGGCGCGGTCGCATTCCACGCCGATATCGCCGGCAGGAACGCCGACGGACTCCCAATCATCGTGACCTGTTTCGAGGGCTTCCTGCACAGCGCGGAGCGTGGATGGCGTTACCTTCGGGATGGGCGCCATTATATAGCCTCGCCAAAGTGAGCAGCGACAGCACGTAGCGCGTCGTCGGTGGTGGTGACTGATAGGTTTGTCACACCAACGAAGAAATCGCAGTCCTTGCCAACCTCACGCGATTTGATCGGCTTGTGGTTGGAGAACCGAACCTTGAAGGCCTTTCCGTCTTTGCGGAGCGTTACGTATTTCGAAAAAGTCCGGCGCGCTTCGTAAAGAGATACCGCAAAGCCGCGCCGAAGCGCGACCTCGCAGAATTCTATCCACCGAGGCTTGGAATAACCGAGGGCTGCAGATCGCGCCGCACGCACCGTTAGATAGGTCGAAGTCATTGCAAGGTTGTTGGCCTTGGCAGACTTAGGCGGGATTGGTGCATGTCGAACTGCAATCGTGGGAATATGCACCATTATGCAGTCACCTTGAGAGCCATGGCCAACTGGTAGGCAGCCTCACAAGCTGCTTTGCTCTTCCAGCTAGGCAAGAACTCACGCTCGAGCGCGGTAATGCCGTCATTGATGCGGCCCGATCTGATCATGACGATGGCGGACAAAACCACATTGCGTGGACTTCCGGAATGGCCGATTTTCTCGGCCATATCCAAAATCTCTTCGTCGGTCAGCGCCTCGACGATTTCATCCATTTCGACGTCGACGCTGACCGATATGCTTTTGCGTGGATGTTTTGCCATCGGCTACACCCGCATCGGCATGCCGACGAGCGTAAGCCCCTCAAAGGCTGCAGATGTGAAGAGTCCCGGCGAGCCGCTATCAGCAAGAGCAATCGTGACCTGGCCGGATGGCATGGCGCCGAACATGTCGCGGAGATAGGCAGCATTGAAGCCTATCGAGATTGGTTCACCGCTGTATTCTGCCTCGATCTCGTCCGTCGCGCTGCCCGAATCCGGATTGCTGACGGTGAACGTAACCGAGCCTGGCGCGATGCTCAGTTTGACGGCGCGACCGCGCTCGCTGCTGACCGTAGCCACGCGATCGGAAGCCTTCATGAACTCGTCTCGATTCACCGAAATGAACTTGTCGTTGCTCTTCGGAATGACACGCTCGTAATCCGGAAACGTTCCGTCTACCAGTTTGGACGTCATGACGAAGTCACCGGCCGTGATTCGTATCTTGGATTCGGAAACTGCAACGGTGACTGTGCCTTTCGGCAGAAGGCTGACGGTCTTGCGCGGAACGATGACGCCGGCGAAGACTGGACCGGCGTCTCCTACGTTCTTGGCAAGACGGTGACCATCGGTCGCTACCGCGATCGTGCTTTCTTCCGTGCCAATGAAGAAGACGCCATTGAGGTAATATCGCACCTCTTCGCTGGATATTGCGAAAGAGACCGGCGTGAAGAATGCCGCAAGGTCGATATCGAACTCTGTCGTGAATTCGCCGGCGCCAGCGATATCGGGGAAGTCCGATGCCGGCAGCGTGGCAAGGGTGAACTTGCTTCTGCCGGATGCGAAGATGAGACTGTCGCCCTTCTTTTCGATCGAGATATCGTCGGAGCCTGCCTTCTTGACGATGTCACCGAGCAGCTTGGCGCTGACTGTGAGGCTGCCAGGCTTGGTGATCTTGGCCGGTGAGCTTGCCGTGGCCAGGATATCCAGATCCGTGCCTGAGACGGTGAGCGTGTCATCCTTGGCGTTCAGCAGAACATTGCTCAAGATCGGGATGGTGTTTCTGGCCTCGACGACACGGCCGACGTTGGTAATGACGCGTGCCAAATCGGCACGCTGAATGGTGAGCTTCATGAAAATCTCCTCTGGTGGTGGTAGTTGGCGGGCTGCTGGTGACGGCCCGCCAAGTGGTGGTTACTTGCTGCCCCAAGGCCGACGGCCAGGCGTAGCAGCAGCAGCTTGCGCTGCAGGACGTGCGTTGTTATTCGCAGCAGCACGTTGCGCAGGCGCTGGCCTGTTGTCATTGGCGGGTGCTGGTCGATCCTCGTTGCGCTTCTTGCCCTGCGTGCCGTCGCCGATAACGCCGAGCTCCGGAACGGGCTCCTTGGCCGCGTCATCGGTGTAGAAGAAGCGCTCGATCTGGTTCTTGTCCTTGTAGAACCCACCAGCAGGATTGGCGTTACCGACCTGAATCCCGACCTCGGCGACGAACGATTTGAACAGAAGGTCGTCGGTATCGGTGTCTGCCGTGATCTCCTCGCCGACGGCACGACCGAATCTGTCGAACATGGGCTTGCCGTACTTGTAGGCGCCGTGCTGGTAGCCATCGGAATGGACAATGGTCCAATAGGCCCAGAACTTGCGACCCTTGAATTCCTCGGGCGCGATCACCTCGAACGTGATTTCAGCCTGAAAGCCCTTCTGGTCTTTGGTCTCAGGCAGATTGATGGCTTCCGCCTGAAGTTGGGCATACATGTGCGGCAGAATACCGCCGCCACCGCCCTGCTTCTCGGTGTTCTCGTATTCTGCCTCGTAGTTATTGCCGATCTTGGCCATGCAAGTCTCCTTCGTGTGGTGGTGGTTTAAGCAGCCCGCGATAATTCGCGAGCGCGGATCTGAGCGAGGCGCTTGTCGGCGTAGATAACCGGCTTGTCGCCATCCACGACGTGCGCCCATAGTCCCCGCTCGACGTTCGCCTGGATGCCGAAGAGGGGATCAGCTTCCGTGCTATGCCAAGGGTGGACGCGGTGCTTTCGGCCCTGGACCGGATTGCAGAACGCGATCATGCCGCATCGTCCTCGGCAACGACGCCATTAAACGGGGCCGGGAAGAACTTCGAAAGCTCCTTATACCCCTGACCTTTGCGGTACGTGATGGTGTCAGGCATGGAATACCGATTCTTGGCATCAAAACCTGCTCCGCGCGTCAGGTGAATCTGGCGCTCCTTGCCGCCCTCGGCATGAGTCACCTCCTTCTTGACACCAACTTCCTTGGATTTCAGGGAGACCCGGTAGTTCAGGAAAGCAACGATGTCGCTGCGTTCGCGCACGAGTTTGGCGGCACGCTTTCGGATGCCGACAAGATATCGGTCGTACGGATCATTGAGCGGGTCGTCGAAACGCTTGATTTCAGGATGAGCCAACAAGACAACGGCGATTCCACGATGGGTCAGCATGGCGCAAGCATCCATGAACTCACCCCATTCGACATCGCCCTGCACATCGCCCTGGCCGAATGCGGCCGGCGATCCCTTGTCGTTGCTGCCGATAGAGTCGGCACCAATGCGAGCGCATGTCTCCGAATTGATAATTGGTTCCAGGCCATCCAATGCATCGAAGATCACGGTTTTGAATGAATGATCTTCGGCCAAAAGCTCCCCAACAATCTCTTTCAGATCTGCCCACGTTTCGATGTATTTGATGCCGCCGTCTTCGTTCTCAGGCGTCGGCAGGTCGACGCCCTCGGGAGTACGTTCGCCAGCAGTGGGCAAGTAAATCGCATCAGGGAATTCAGCTGCCAGGCTGGTCTTGCCGACGCCATCGATTCCGTACATCAAGACGATTGGCGGGTATATCGACGTGCTCGACTTTAGTTTTGCAAGCGAAATTGCCATGCATTTCCCTCCTAGATAATAAGGATGACGCCGAGGATTAAGGCCAAAGCCACAAGGGTCACCCACCAGCTGAACGGATCGGGACCATTCGCGGGGGTCGTGACGCCCTCTTTTTTGTTGAGATAGTCGGCAAGCCTGTCAGCGCCCCAAATCACCGCAACCATTGCGGAAATGGCAATGATGCCAGCACCGAAGGCAGGGAAAGCGAAACCGCTGACTACCAAGGCGGCAATCAAGGCGGCGACCAGCGCCCGACGAAGAATCGGCGCCGTAAAAATCGTGGGTGTGATAGCGGTGGCTGCTGCGTCGATCGGCACGTAGTCGATCGGTTCGCCGGTAATGGGTCTACCCCATGGTGAATCTACCATGACAATGTCTCCTCTAGCCGTGCGCTTGGTGGGCGCACGGCATTGCTGTGGTGGCTGGATCGGTGGTGTTAGGCGGCGATATGCGCTACCCAGTCTTCGACTGCGGTTTTCGCTGTGGTGAGGTGCAGACCTGTAGCGGCTCGCAACTCACGAATGGCGCCAATCTTCTCGCCCTTAGCGGCAAGCCGCTGCCATTCATGCTCGTATGTCGGCGCTTCTTCCTGGCTGGTGGTCGTCAGGACGTAGACACCAAACTTCTTTCCGCGGTACTTGCCGGCGAGACGCTTCGCTTCCTTCTGTGCCGCAGATTCGGTCGAGTGCACGAACGGGGTCTCGGATGGCTTGGGTTGGCCGTTCTCGATCAGCGCGACGATGGCGGTGAGATTTGCCGACGGCGCCGCATTGTCGTTGGCGATCGCTGGCTCATCGATCCATTCAGCGACTAGATCTTTGGGATGATCAATACGATCAACGTGCCAACGACCGTCATCATTCACAGGAGAAAGTTCCTGAGGAGAACGCCACTTCCATTTAGGTTCGTAGAACTCATTAGCGCCAACGGCTCGCATCGGCCCGACCTTGCGGCCGTCGCGCGTCTTGTAGAACTTGCCAGCTTCGATCTTGAAGACGGCCGGTGCGGGCAAGAAATTCCTTCGAATGTTGCTGGCGGGCCATGTGTGGCGCGGTGAATTCAGGTCGTCGGTCAAAAGAAAGTCGTCGCCTTCTTTTGATTTGATCTCATAGATTTTGTCCTTGGTGTAAAACGACGACTTGAACTTCTCCAGCCACCGCACCCGATCGCCGATCTTCGGCTCCCACTTGGCGGGCTGCTCGACGAGTTCCAGGAACATGGCCAAATTGAACTCATGTCTGCCGGTTTTGTCATGCGTCACAATGCAATCACCATTACTGTCGACATAGCTAACTGTGCCTGTATCGCCAACATGAAAGTAACCAGTAGTGCCGCCTCTATGGCGACGAACCCGATCTCCGACCTTGAATTTGCTCATTACGCTGCTCCTCTCGTGGTGGTGTCTTTGCGGAGCTCGCGCTCCTTGGTGAAGTCGACGACATTGCTATCGTCGATCGGTAGCTTCGCGCCGCCGCCGCCAGTTGCGGGTTGGTCCATATGCCGAAGCGTTACGGCATAGAACAACTTCGGCTCCATCGAGCCGGCGAGCTGCACAGTGTAAAACCGGCCGAAATCAGATTCGCCGATGACGATGCCAAAAAAATCGGTGTTGAGTTTGCATTCGACCCAATCGCCTTCATCGAAGCAATCGCAATCGCAATTATTGTCGGCCGTACTCATGCTGCCACCGCATCTAGGGATGGCAGACGCGCCACACTCACCGGCATCTTGCCGCTTGCCGTTGAGCAGCCACCATTGTGAGGCATCATCTTGATGATCTTGTTGTCGTTCGCGGCAACCGGAGCGCGGCTGCGGAGTGGCGCGCGGCTCCCGCCGAGGTGGAAGTAAACAGATTGGTGGCTCACGCCAAGTCTTTCGCCGATCGCTCTTAGGGAAAGTCCTTCTTCCCTCATTGAGCGCATAATTTCATTCACAGAGTTGTCCATATAGTCTCCTCATGCTCGTGGTGGTGATCCAGGCGCTGGTTGACGCCTTGACAAATTTGTAATATGCGAATGTCTAGTGTAAACATGCCCTCCTATGCAAGGTCGAAACGATGGCCAAAGTCTCCGGCAACTCTCGCTTCGCGCAAATGTTGCTGAACGAACAGACCAAGCGCGGTCTGACGGATCGTGAGATCGCCGAAAAACATAATTGGCTGCAACAGACGTTCAGCCGTTGGAAGATGGGCAGCTTGCCGCGCCCTCACATGTACGCGTCGATCGCCAATTTCCTGCAGATCGACACAGCCATTGTCCGCGAGCTCATCGCCGAAGCAAAGGCCAGCGCCGGTAGCACCAAACTCCCCAAGGTCGGCGTGTTCGGCACGGCACGAACATACGGCAAAGTCGTCGACCGGAAGGATGGAAAATACGTCTTTGAGCCATTCAATCAAGGACGAAAGCGAATTCCAGAAGGTCGATATGCCATCGCGATCGACACAAAAGTCATGGAGCCTGCGCTCCTCGTCGGAACGAAGGCGTGGATTGATCCATCCATTTGGCCGAAGCCAGGCAACGAGGTGATTGTTCATGTGAAGAGCGGGGCGGCGTGGATAGGGCACCTCACTGGCATGACGGACGGCCAGGCAAATATCGAGCGCCTGTCTGCTGGAACGATGACGATTCGAGACGTTGAGGCTGTGCATGTCATCGTCCTTTCTGAGCGGCTGGCCGCATCGTAGGCGTGGCCGCACTCAATAAAGCTTGACAAATTTGCGAAATGTTTGGTAGACATCGCGCGTCGCTGTGGTGGCGATATGGAAATCCGGAGTTTACGGCGTGGCTCTGCCAGGTCTCCTCCTCCGAGACAGTACGAACTGCGTCCGCAAGCCGTTAAACGGGTGGTGCCGGCCTTCGGGTCGGCTTGCGAATGCGGCGAGCTTCTTCAGGGAACACGCGAGAAACAATAAAGACGCCGCCAAATGCATCACTGCACCCGGAGGCGTCTATGAATGTCAACTTGGTATCGGCTGAATTTCTCATAGCATCCCCTTTTTTGTTGGCGTTCCTATAAAAAGGGAAAGCCGCCTCAATGGGCGGCTTTTCTTCTTCTGGGAGGACCTGCGCCTTTCGGCGCGAATGCTCTTCTGACGGTGGTTTCCTTTTTATTTTGCCGCATGCTCACTCCTGAAATTTTAATTGAAAAGATGACCTGTTTAAAACTTTCGGCTTTCGCCTTCTGAAAAATTACCGCCGCCGATGTCCTTTCTCCTGCGGTGCTTTCGTTATGGTTGTCGTTTTACCGATTTACTGATTCTAAGTCAACACTAAACCGGTTTTATTTTTCCACAATTTCGGTATATCCAGCGCACCATGGAAACTTTGAGCGAAATCATCCGGAACAAGCGGCGCACCCTGGGCATGAGCCAGGAAAAATTAGGCGCGCGCGTCGGTCAGAGCCAAAAGACGATCTCCGACTGGGAGAAAGGTAAGGTCACCCAAATTCGCAATTGGGAGAACGTCGCTGACGTTCTGGGCATCGACCGTGACGCTTTCCTCGCCCTCATGACCGAAGCGGTTGCGATGGACCCGACGACTCAGCGAGTCACGCCGGCGGTTCGTGAGGTACTCAAGGCGCGATCTCCGTCACAAAATGACAGCATCAAGGTAGGCGAATCGCCAAACATAGGCGCTCGCGATGTTCCGGTATGGGGGCGCGCAGTTGGCGGCGATGACGGGGTATATGAGTTCAATGGCGAAACTTTGGGGTGGGAAATGAGGCCGCCGATTCTTGCTGGCGTTAAGGAGGCCTACGCGGTCTATGTCGACGGCGAAAGCATGTATCCTCGATATAAGCCTGGTGAAACAGTATGGATCAACCCCAACCTGCCGGCAGCGCGCGGCGCGGACGTGATCGTGCAGCTGCATCCAGATCACCCAGACGATCCGCCGCGGGGGTTTATCAAGGAATTCCTCGGCTGGACTCCGAATCTCCTGCGCCTGCACCAATGGAACCCGGAAGGAGAGATTACCTTTCCGCGAAACATGGTGAAGTCCGTTCACACAATAGTATATTCCCAACGGTGAAATACCGATTTAGAAGTTGACACTAATCCGGTGTTTCTCTATACGTCTCCTCACCGCCAGTACCGTGGCGGACACCACTGAGGAGACCAACAATGTTAGACAGAAGATTCGTCGACGAACTCGAGACTGATTACACACCCACCAATGCCGCCGGCTCCGTAGAGCCAATGCAGCGCCCTGACCATAAGGCAAAGAAGCGCGGCCGCCCCAACGGCAAGCCTGCCTATATGCGTCGTTTTCCCAAGAACCCTCGCGATGGTGAAGCCGTCGGCGGGGGTCATTTCGTTTTTCGGCGCGGCGACAGCACCGGCCGAATTCGCCCGTGCATGTGGCCCTTCGAACATCCCGATTTCGATTCTGCCTCGAACGAGGCCTCGCGCCTCGCAGGTGAACACGGCGGCACGTTCGACGTCTTTTCCCGCTCTTTAAGCGTCAGCGTCACCAAGGACGCCGCTGAGTGACAATTCGCGGCTTTGTTCAAGACATATGCGCTGGCTTAGCCGCCGGCGCGTTCGTCTTCACCGTCACCATTTGGGCGTCGTACCTGACGCACTGATCACCACCACACCACATTGAGGAGATTACAAAATGAAATTCGAAATTCTCAACAGATTTTCCGGCGAAGTTCAAATTACCGCCGAAATCGACTGTGCTGTCGACGCGCTTCCGTCCGTAAAAATCGGCCTCGCCGTGAAGTGGGCGATAAAAGAAAAGAAAGACCTGCGCAGCGCCGACCTGCGCAGCGCCAACCTGTACGGCGCCGACCTGCGCAGCGCCAACCTGTACGGCGCCGACCTGCGCAGCGCCAACCTGTACGGCGCCAACCTGCGCAGCGCCAACCTGCGCAGCGCCGACCTGCGCAGCGCCAACCTGGGCAGCGCCAACCTGCGCAGCGCCGACCTGGGCAGCGCCAACCTGCGCAGCGCCAACCTGCGCAGCGCCGACCTGGGCAGCGCCGACCTGGGCGGCGCCGACCTGTGCGGCGCCAACCTGTACGGCGCCGACCTGCGCAGCGCCGACCTGGGCAGCGCCAACCTGTACGGCGCCGACCTGCGCAGCGCCAACCTGTACGGCGCCAACCTGCGCAGCGCCAACCTGGGCGGAGCGAAGAATGCCGATCTTCCTATTGCTCAGACACGTATCCTGCCGGAAGGCAGCCTTATCGGATGGAAGAAGTGTCAAGCGGACGTCATCGTCAAGTTGCGTATCCCAGAGGAAGCAAGGCGCTCGCATGCATTCGGCCGCAAGTGCAGAGCAGAATTCGCAGATGTGATTGAGGTCATCGGCGATGACGTTGGGTTGAGCAAGCACGACGGAAAGACAGAATACCGCGTTGGCCAACGGGTATCACCCGACACGTTCGACGAAAATTGGATGGAAGAGTGCGCTGCAGGGATTCACTTTTTCATCACTCGCGCAGAAGCGGAAGCCTATTAACGCCATAGACAACCATGCGGCGGCCGGCAACCAACCGGCCGCCTTCATCACGAAGAGGAGATCACAATGAACAAGCCAAGAAGATTGACACTTGCCGGCCATGAACAGCCGACGCCATATGTCGCACCGCGACGTCCGCTGCCTGCCGTCCCGCTTCTTACGATAGACCGTGCCATTGCAGACGGCATATCGCCCCTGCAGCTGCGTTGGGTCGCTGAGGCGAACCGGAAGGCGGCCAACGGGAAGAATGCGCGCCTTGAGCGCCAAGCGGCCAATCTGGTGGCAATCGCCGATCGCATGGAGCTGTTGGGTTACCGCACGAAGGTGGCGGCATGACCGACATATTCGTTTTCGGCTCAAACCTTGCCGGCATCCATGGCGCGGGCGCAGCCCGCTTCGCTGTCCAGCGCCACGGAGCTATCTATGGTCAAGGCATTGGCCTGCAGGGTCGCAGCTATGGCATACCGACGAAAGATGAGCGGATCGAGACACTGCCACTTGAGGTCATCGCCGGCTTTGTGACGAATTTTCTAAACTTCGCGCGATCGCGACCAGGGCTCACGTTCTATGTCACCCCGATCGGCTGCGGACTTGCCGGCTACAAGCGTCCGCAGATCCGGCCGATGTTCGACGGAATGCCGCCCAATTGCAGATTTGCCGAAACGTGGGAGGATGCCGACTTATGACCAGAGAGCCGGCGAACGACAATGCTCCTAGTGGAAGCGTCTACACGCTAGACGAGGCGGCGTCGCATCTGCGCCTCACCAACCGAGGCGTGGCCAAGATCGCCAAACAGCACGGGCTGTGCCTGGTGCGCGGGCGGGATATTCTTTTCACTGATTCCGACATCGAAGCAATCAAGGATGTACTGAGATGCCCCTCAAAATCTACAAGCGCGGTAAAGTCTGGTGGATCAGCGGCACCGTCCATGGACAAACTGTCCGCGAGTCTACAGGCACTAACGAAAAAGAAGTCGCGGAAGCGCTCCGTGTCAAGCGAGAGGCGGGCCTCGTAAGCGACCACGTCTTTGGTCCAAAGGCTACCCGCACCTTCGCGCAGGCGGTTGAGTCATATCTTAAGGCTGGCGGAGACCCTCGATTCATTGGGACGGTTGATGCCGGTCTGCTTGCACATTTCTATAGTTGGCCGCTGAAGGACATTCAGCAAAACGACCTCGACGACGCGGCGCGCACACTATACCCGACGGGGCAACCAGAGACGCGAAATCGACAGTGCTACACGCCATTCGTCGCCGTCTGGAACCACGCTGTCCTGAACGGATGGGCAGACCTCCGAAAGTGGTCTCGCCCGAAGAAGGCAAAGGGCACCAACGTGGTGCGCATTAAAAAGCGCCGTGCTGGCACGTTTCCGGTCGAATATGAGAACGCGGCCAAATTCATCGCCGCAATGTCGCCGGGGCCGGCCATGCTCATGACGACACTTTTCTATACCGGCATGCGTCCGATCGAGCTGTTTGCGCTTGAAGCCAACGAAGTGAACGTGCCTGGACGATGGATCACGCTGACGCACACGAAGACAGGCGAACCCCGCGGCGTGCCCATGCATGAATTCTTGGTGCCGATATTCGAGTCGCTGCTGAAGCGCAATTCGCTGGCAGATGATCCGCGCCTGTTCCGAACACCACGCGGTGAGCCTTACGAGGTCATCGTAACGGATGAGGAAGGGAAAGGAGGAGGAGGCCTTAAGTCCGCTATCAACGGAGCGCGCCGACGTTCCGGCATCAAAGATATCGCGCCCTACACCGGTCGTCATTCCTGCTCGACCGGTCTCGTTGTTGCGGGTATCCACCCACACATCAAAGATCAGATCCTCGGCCACGCCGCGGACGACATGAGCAGGCATTATACCAACGTGCCGCAATCACCGTTGATCGATGCAATCAATAAGCTGCCTGTTCCGGATACTTGGCGAGCGCTGCTGTGGCTGGACGATCCGCTGGCGTGGTCAGGCAAGCTGGCGGAGGGCACCGGCCGGCGGACAGATTTGGAGAGGAAGCGGAATTCGTAAACTAAGTTGACAGTTATGACAACTCAGTTTACATAAATATTCACTACCAAACACCACGCGGAGATAATTCGGTATGAGCCATTATGTATACGCAATTGCGATGATAGGTGACTCGCCGTTGCTGTCTGATGCGTTAAAAATCGGCATAGCACATGATGTGACATCTAGGCTAAGCAACATGCAAACAGGTAGCCCATTTGCGCTTCAAGTTAAAAGCACTTGGAAATTCAAGTGTCAGGCTGATGCTCGTGATTTCGAACAAGCGTGCCACAGTGAGTTTCGGCCACGAAACATTCTTCGCGAATGGTTCAAGGTGTCGGTGGGCGAAATTAGAGACTTTTACGATTCATATCACTCGACCAGAGACGTCGATCAGGAGGCATCTGATCTGCTCAATGCTCTAAGAAAGTCATCTGGGATGGAGTTTAATAATTTAGCTAGCTCTCCTGCGCCAAAAATCGGCATCAACAAAAACGGGCCACTCTCAACGCTGGACGCGGCGAAGTACATAGGGATATCGGCAAGCTGGCTCAATAAGTCACGTATGACAGGAACCGGACCTGTTTATATGAAGATAGGAGGAAAGGTCAGATATTCAGTACAGGACTTGCAAAACTGGCTGGCTGAGAGGCGAAGGACAGCGATCTACGATTTCGCCAATGAGAAGGTCGCATGACGCCGGCCGAGGCGCGAGCCAAACTTGGACTATCGGTGACCGAGATGGCCACCCTTGTGGGCGTAACGCGGCAGGGGTGGCACAAAGCGGAGCGAACAGGAGTTGTCAGCGAGCCTGCCTCACGCCTCATAGCCTACATCGACAGGTACGGCCCAGAGCTGGCGATCGAGATGGCGCGTCGCGATCAATAACCCCGCTTCGGCGGGGTTTCTTTTGCCGAAAACCCCAAAATGTACAAAACTTGTACACACCAATTCGGATCATGCGCACAAGCCCTACAGCATATAGACTTTTGTACTTTCAACTAAACCCTTGGTAAGGGAGAGGCCGAGAGTTCAAATCTCTCTAGCAGCACCAGTTTTTATGTTTGATTTCCAAATAGTTGGCTGTTATCAGGACTTTGAAAGCACCTCGGTGGTAGACAGAGGTAGCCACAATGGTTCTGCAAATGCCCCGCCCATTCAAACACCCAAAGACCGGCGTCTACTATTTTCGCGTTAGTGTCCCGCTGATCTGCTGCCGCAGGTCGGCAAGTCAGAGATGAAGATTTCACTTGGCGCCGAATACCCAGCCCTGGCGAAGGAACTGTTTTCGGAGCGCGAACGGAAGGTTAACCTTCACTGGAAAAGACGTCGTTCTACGTCTGAACCGCTACCGCACTGCCAGATCGTGGCTCTTGCAGGCAAGCTCTATCACCACTCGATGGTGATGTTAGAGAACGAGCCGGACGAGCCAACGATATGGGAACATCTTATTCGCATTTCCTCCAAGACGCAGACGACGGGGCAGCCAGAGGAATGGGTAACCCCTTACGCGACTAGACGACCGCGAGAATAGCTTAGTGTATTGGGCCGTCTCACTAAGGGGAGACTGAGCGTCCGCCAAAATGGATTGATGCACCTCGTTACACGCAGACCTAAAGGAAGTTGAAGGTCAATGGAGACGCGAATTTCCCCAAACATATCCTAAAGGTTACAAAGAAAGGAGGTTTATATGTCAGTGATGACTGTATCGCATAAAATCATCACGATACAAACATCTTCACCCCCCTGAGACGAGCCTATGAGAAGCCTTGTCTGAAAACCCCACGATCTATTCCTGTGGTAGCGGGTAATTGCCGACATTATAGTGCCGGGTAATTATGAGACCCCAATGACCGGTCTTAAATTTTCGCAATAAAACCTTATTTATAAATGGATCGAACAAGCATCGCGTTTATGATCAATCTGAGTTCGAGGATGATTCTGTGGTCGAAAACCTGCCAGAAAAGCTGAAAGCCGATTCGATAGTCGAAGTGGTTTTGGAAATCAGGTTTGAACCTGATGCGTCGTTGATGCCAGAGATCATATTTGGACGGTTTGCGGATACTGAAGAGTGGCGAGCGTTTCGGCAAGCTCGGCTTCCCACCGCAGACATCCCGGCTCCCATTCGTAGAGCTGATCCAAATCTTCGATATCAGCCATCGATTGAGCTTTTTTCGCCTGACGGCAGTATGTCCGTCCGCATCGGGCCGCAGTCAATCGGATATATTCGGCGTGGCGCTTATCCCGGTTGGGAGAAGTTCGGTGCTGAGCTGCACAAGGTCGTGGCGTTGCTCTACAAGGTCGTTCCGGGAGCTCAAGTCAGCCGCATAGGATTGCGTTATGTGAATGCTCTGACAACTAATGTTCACGGAATCAATACCCTAGCCGATATGGACATTTCCGTTGCCGTCGCTGGAGCAAAGCTCTCGACCGGCCTGAATGTGAACTTCAAATTGCCGATGGGTAAAGACTCTGAAGCAATGACACGCATCGCCACCGTAGATATGGCAGAAGGCGTCATTCCTGATCACGCAAGTGTCATCGTTGATATCGATGTATATACACTTCCGGGGTATTCTGAGAAGAAATCGGAAACGGTTTCTGAGTGGATCGAACGGGCTCACAACGAAGAAAAAACACGGTTCTTCAATGTTTTGGGTAAAGCGGCCACAGAAAGGCTAAGGGCAGATCGATGACGACAGCCTTGGGGACTTTAACGTCGGGAAAGCTTTTCGTTGACTATCCAGAGCCTGTTGAAAGCGAACAGTCTCAGAAAGATATGCGTGTTTGGCAACGAGCGTTGCGTATGCACGCTTTTCGCGCCTCTAGGGCTGACCGCTCGAACGATGATCTTCGTATTCAACACTACGTTCCGTACTTAATGGCCGCCAGCGGCTGGCTGCCAGTCGTGGAGCAACGTATTCGCGACTCAGTAGTTCCTGATGAATATAAGGTGGCGGGTTCTAGCGATTGGCTGACCGAGGAAGTTGCAGATGCGGCGCTCAATTTTTTTCGCAAAAGCGCGGATTTGCTGCCGTCTGAGCCACATATCTACGCCTCGAATTCTGGGAGCTTAGTAGCCGAATTTCAAACCGCAAAGGGCAATCTCACGACCGTTGTTTCAGAGGGCCACACAATCCTCTTCGCGGTCTTGAAAAACGCGCCCAATGAACCCTTACAACAGATAATTCGTAGGGGCAGCAATCAGTTCAGGGAAGAACTTCAAGAAATTGCAGGCAAACTAACTGTTGGTGCGCATGGCAAGATGGACCCCGCCGGCTGAGGTCGGCAAAAACGAGCAGATAGGCCGCAGATTGTTTGACGAGCCAATGCTAATTGGGGCTAAGGACCAGCCATCTTGGAATGGAATCAGGATGAACCATTTCGAGGAAACTCGTGGCACTGAAATATCGATGGATCGCCTTGGTGCAACAGGGGTGGACCGAAAAGTTCTGAATTACTTGCTTCCCCGCGCTGTGGCTGGTGCTAGTAATTTCTCGAAGCCCAAAACATTCCATGGATGGATCTCGGTAGCAGCGAAAGAGGTTGTTACGGCTCGCAAAGGGCTAAGCTTCGCTGTCGCTTCTTCACCTGTGGAGAAGCCCGAACCTGATGACAATATATACCACGCTCATGTGGTTCGGCCTGAAGATACCGACGCTATGTTGGCGGCGTTGTATCTACGTGAGATTTTTACCAACTACGGCAAAGTGGAAGTTGCTCCGGACAACGAACGGAGTAAACCGGTGACCGTGTTTGAGCGCTTAAAACGCCACCCTTTATGGCAGGCCCTCTTAAAATTGTTAAATCGATCAATGGCTTAGATTGGTCGGGAGAAACCCACACAGCTTCATGCATACGCTCGAAGTTGTGTGCGAAGGCGTAGTCGACGCCCCCTCCCCAATTTAGCTGCAATCCCCCGTTTAAACCCTCCCATCCATCACACCCTTCTTGCCCGGGAGAGCAGCCCTCATGTCGAAACTCCGCGTCGCCGTTCTGTTTGGTGGCCAGTCCAGCGAGCATGATGTTTCCATCATGTCGGCCCGCAATGTCATCAGGGCGATCGATGCCGGGACATATGAGGTCGTGCCGATCCTGATCGATCGCGCCGGGCGCTGGCTGCTGGTCGAGGCGAAGGGCGGCGTGTTGGCTGAGCCGGTTGTCTATGAAGGCACGGAGGTTTGCCTGTTGCCGGGGGCGAAGGGGCGGCTGCTGGCGCTGGAAGGTGCCGGCGCGCGGGAGATGCCCGCTATCGATGTGCTGTTTCCGGTGCTGCATGGGCTTTATGGCGAGGATGGTTCCATTCAGGGCCTTGCCCAGATGGTCGGCGTTCCCCTTGTCGGCTGCGGCATCGTGGGTTCGGCCATCGCGATCGACAAGGATATCGCCAAGCGGCTGTTGCGGGAGGCGGGCCTGCCGGTTGCGCGCTCCGTCACTGTCGTGCGCGGCGAGAAGCCGAGTTTCGATGCGGTCGTGAGTGCGCTCGGCTCGCCTGTCTTCGTCAAGCCCACCCGCCAGGGGTCGTCAGTGGGCGTCAGCAAGGCGCATGATGCCCAGGAATTCGAAAGCGCGCTGGCAGACGCCTTCCAGCATGACCGCAAGGTGCTCGTCGAGGAATTCGTCCGAGCACGCGAGATCGAATGCGCCGTGCTGGAGCAGCCTGATGGCACGCTGTTCGTCTCCGTGCCGGGCGAGATCGCCACCGCCGCGACGCACGGCTTCTATTCCTACGATGCGAAATATATCGATCAGGACGGCGCCGTGATCACCATCCCGGCGGATATCCCGGCCGAGACAGCGGAGACGCTGAGGCGCATGGCGGCCGATGGCTTCCGGGCGCTGGGATGCGAAGGGCTGGCGCGCGTCGATTTCTTCGTCCGGCCGGATGAGAGCGTCGTCATCAACGAAATCAACACCATGCCGGGCTTCACCAATATCAGCATGTACCCCAAGGCCATGGGCGCCTCAGGCATCTCCTATCCGGAGCTTGTCGGCCGGCTGATCGAGCATGGGCTTGCAAGGGCAAGGCAAGCCTAGAGCAATTCCAGGAAAAGTGCCGAGCGGTTTTACGTGCGGAACTGCGTCAAAACAGACAGCAAGGGCGGCAGAGATTTCGCCGCCGCCCATTCCCTGCCCGTCAGACCTTTTCCGTCTTCTTGACCTTGACCTTCGGCTCCACCGGCGCATCCGGCGTCGGGGCCAGCAGCTTTCTGAGCGAGGCGATCTTGTCCTTCACCAGCGGACGAAAGCGGGTGGCGCGGTAGGGCATGTCGTCGGCGCCATAGCCTTCGGGGCCGTCATCATTGCCGCGATGGATCTCCTCCAGCTTCACGCCGATGAAGGTGCCGTCGACATAATGCGTGTATTCGCCGACCCAGCGGATCGTGTAGATCGTGCCCTTGCGGACCAATTGGTCGATGCTGACATGCTTGAACTTGTCATCGATACAGACGACCTTCTGGCCCACATGGAAATCGTAACTCAC